CGTTTGGTGGTTGTGTTACTTTGGTGGCGTGCGTTTGGCGTTGGTCGTGGGTACTGGTTAGGGCTGGCACTGGTTGGACTGGTGGCGCTTGTTTTGGGTGGGTTTGTTTCTATTGTTTGAGTGAGGATCGTAACAAAAATTTGTTTATATCGTAACAATTATTACATTTGCGTAACAAAAACCGTAACAAATGAAAGTAAAAATTTTAAGCTGTCTTTATTGCGAACAAGAAATGGAAGTAGTTACTTCTAAAAAAAGATTTTGTTCAGACAAGTGCAGAGTATATTACAATAGAGAAAATCGCCATTATAAAGGCGGATTTGTATATTGTCTTAAAAACCCATTAGAAGATAATAAAATATTTTATATTGGTAAAACAATCGGATCATTGAACAAAAGATTAAAAGAACATATAAACAATAAAAGTTTAAATGCAAATAAGGAAAATATAATTAAATTAATTTTAGATGCTCAAAAAGATGTAATAATTGAAGAAATTGAATTTGTTGAAGATATTTCAATATTAGATGAAAGAGAAAAATATTGGATTAGAGAATTTTCTGAAAAAGGTTTATCAAATATAAATAATTATAAAAAATGCAAAAGCAATCCAATTGGAGTTAGATTTGACTTAGAAAAGTTGGAATTAATTCAAAAAGAGCAGAATTTGACATCTCCCCAACAAGTAGTAAATTATTTGATGGATAATTACGGTGAAAAACAAGTTAAGAGAGGCGCACCATTTAAGGATATGCCTCCTTACGACAAAACCGCCTCAAATTTGGAAGATAATTCCAAAATAGAGGAAATACCTGTTGAAAACCAAAAAACGCCTCCAAATGGCTTAAAAGGTATAGATTTAGTTATTTGGAAATCTGAAAATTGGAAATAAATTCGTAAATTAGCGTATGAAAAACAAATTAAAGATGATGAAACGCGCTGATGGATCATATTCACCGCGCGGATTGTGGGATAATATCCGAGCAAATAGAGGTTCTGGTAAAAAACCAACACCTGAAATGCTAAAACAAGAGAAGAAGATCAAAGCAGAAAGCAAATGATCTTTGAACCGCGTAATCGGGTAGAGGTTACAACGCCAAAAGGCGATGGCATTATTTGGCTTGTAACCGACTATGGCCATGAAACGGATACGATTTACACAGTCATTTTAAATGATACGGGTGAGTTGTGGCAATTTACTCATAAAGATATTAGAACCAAATCAAACATAACTTATGGCAGGAGCTTGGCAGAGAAAAGAGGGTAAAAACCCGGAAGGTGGTCTAAACGCAAAGGGTAGAGCATCTTATAATGCAGAAACAGGAGGAAATTTAAAAGCTCCAGTAAAAGCTGGAACTAATCCGCGTAGAGTTTCATTTGCAGCAAGATTTGCTGGCATGACTGGTGCTATGAAAAAACCAAACGGAGAACCAACTAGGAAAGCATTGGCTTTGAAAGCTTGGGGATTTGGTAGCGTTGAAGCAGCTCGTAAGTTTGCTAACGCACATAAGAAATCCTAAGCGGCGTAATCTGGGAAAAAATCATAAGCAACAATTTCTTGCTTAAATCTGTTGCGTTTATATGCAGCCATGCATTTTTTGCACTGGGTACATCTTCCGCTTGTTGCTCGTTTATCTACTGAAAAATCTGTCGATGGTTTTTTAACCTTACACTTTGTACAAACCTGTTTCTTCATTATTCTTCTGGTTTTTCCGCTTCTAATATTGCCCTACCTGCATCCGTAATTGGTCTTGCAAATAATCTTACTTTTTTACCTGTTGTTGGATCTTGAAACATTACGCCACCATCCATTACTGGGGTAATTTTTATTTCCATAAATCCGTCTGAATTTTCTGCTGCTGCAATTACATGAATTTCATCATTATCAAACTGCATACAAAAGTCAAATTGTTCCATATTTTTTATTTTATTTTTCTTCTATATCTATAATCTTAACATCTTGTCCATCCAACATTGCATCTAAGGTATTTTCTATAATTTCTCTTTGTTCTGGTGTTATTAATCCAACCTTTTCGATGATAGCTGGAACGGCAAACACATCACTCGCTATTTCTTTCTTTATGCCGTCCCTAACTTCATCGGTGATATATGGATGGGTTATAATATCGGAAAATATAAAATCAATTCGCTTACTATATCCTTTAAATAAATGATAACCTTTAGTATTAGGGTATTGTCTGCAAAAATCATCAAATTGTTCTTGCGCCATCTTTAAATTTTGTATGGCATTAATTATATTAGCACCTCTTTGCACTACTTGTTAAAATTTAAATGCGTTAATTCAATTTCGTGTAAAAATTCTCTCGCCTTTTCTACTCTGTTTTGAATTCTTACAATATCATCTTCGTTTCTTTCTACCGTAAATACTAAAACTCTTTCTGCTATATCAATATCATCAAAAGTCATGTTGAATTCTAGTTTATTTGCTTCCTTTACATACTCTGGGCTTTCTTCTGATATAACATCCATTCTATTTAATAAATATCTTTTCTCTTGCTCAACTATACCAAATGGAGTGTTAGATAAACAATATGCAATATGCCCTTTTGTTGCTCCAGTAAGCCACATATAAGACATTAATTGCCAATAGTATAAACTATCTAACTTATCTGGCAGGTTGCCTAAAAAAGTCCATAAATCATAGCTTGATTTTATATCAACAACTTTGCCGCTATCTAAAATATCTGGATGTCCAGTAATAAAATCATTGGTATATCTATCTTGGTTCTTAGAATAACTGGTTCCCCAATACTTGTTAAGTAATTCAATAGATTGATCTTCTACTTCAATACCCTTTTTCATTTGTTTTGTTTGTATATCGCGTTTGCGACCATACTTCTCAGCAATGTAAACATCTAGCAAATGTCTTTGTGCAGTTTTAGAAAGCATACCAGCTTCTTTATCTGCTTTTGATTGTGGATCTGTCATTAAATAACCAACAGAACTTGCCCTAATAAGGGTTTCAGAAAAATTAATCATTATTTTTTAGTTTTAAAGGTGGCAATTTTAAGATCATAATAACTTTTAAGCACTGGGTTCTTTTGGCACATCAAATAAACCTCTCTTAATTCTCCTTCAGTCTTGCAAGAATCAATAAAAGCCATAGTGTTATCTACTTCTTGTTCTGGTGATACTACTATTTCTGGTTCTTGAATAACTTCTTTGAAGTTTTCTTTGTGGTATTCCTCTACTAGTGCTTTTGCTGTGTCTAATGCTTGTTTAGCATCTTCTCCAGCGTTTAAAACTATCTCAACTCCTATTTTTTCAGAAGAATAGTTTCCTAAATTAAATGTCTTTTGGTAATTAATAGTTTGAATATGCATATTATAATCTTCTAGTTACTGTAGTTACGTTATTTATTACTTTAATCTTAAAAATTTTATCTTGATGCTCTTGCTTTTTCTTTAAAAATGAAATCATTACTGCTACTGAAGAATAAGGATTATCTAATCTTATCGTTTCTCCAATTTTAAGGCTTGCCACCTTGCTAGATACTGAATCTGGACTTACTAATCTTGCCATTTTTATTTATTTGTTTACCAAAATTAAATTAATTTATTTAATTAAAAAAATAAATTTTATTAAAAACATAAAAATTATTAATTTTATTTTAAGCATAGTAAGGTTTAAGCAATTAATCGCCGCTACGTTTCTACGTTGGCGGCCTTTTTGTATAAAAAAACCCCTATAAGAATATAGGGGTATCGTTTTAACTAACTAAAAAACTAAAAAACTGATTACCTCTGTAAAAATACTAATTTTTATTTATAAATTTCTTTTTTACTAGGTTTAGCTTTGACCTGTATTCAATGATCAAAGATTTAAGCTCATCTTTAGTTGGTTTAGTTACTTGTCTTGCGGTTTCTTGAAGATATTCTACTAATCCGCTATTTTCTGTGTGTAATTTATTTTCATATTCTTCTAAGTTCCCAAATTGGTAACAATTACATTGCATACACTGGGGTCTGCAATTTTGTTCCATCCATCTTGTACCTAAATTTGATCTTGGTATAAAATGGCCACACTGGCTTTCTGGTATTGTCATTTTTTCATCACAAGTATAACATAATACAACGCCATGTTTATCTGCGTGTTTATTTCTAATATACTGACTAAATATTCTATCAAGGTCAGATACTAAATACTGGAAACTTTCTCCATCTTCTTCAAATTCTTCCATACGTTTTTGTGTACTATGTATTGTTGCGCATTGCTTGCACATCTTATTTGAAAAGTGGTAATCCATCTTGCCACAATTAGCACACTTTTTCTTTTTTACTATTATTGTCGAGTTTCTCATCTTCTTTTAATTTATGCAGTTTACCATCTATAAATTTATACTTACCAATATACTTCCCTTCTTTAGTTACTTCAATCACCATATCCAACCTCTTAGCCATTTCATAAACTAAATCAGCGTTTTCCATAAAACAAAGGTATTAATTTAATTATTTAAAACAAAATAAAAATTTGTGAAAAAATATTTCACAATATCAAATATTATATTTTACTTTGTCAAAACAATCAAATTATTTATGGAAAAAAAGGACATTAGAGATGAAATATTAGATCATCTCGAAAGCATAGAACGCCCATTGGCTTGGCTTTCCAACAAAACAGAAATACCTTACGCAACACTTTATTCAGTTTTTAAACAAAAGAATTTTGCTTTGTCAGATTCAAATCTAGCAAAAATAAATAGAGTATTAGATACCGATTTTATTAACTATTAAGAAAGCATAAAAAATGCCAAAAGATACATTTTATTTCTCACACGACTATAATGTTCGTAATGATGAAAAAATAAAGAGGTTGATTAGAAAACATGGGATGCAAGGATATGGCGTTTTCTGGGCTATAATTGAAGATTTATATAATAATGCGAACGCATTGCGAACGGATTACGATGGCATTGCGTATGATTTAAGGTCGGATAGCGAAATTGTAGCGTCCGTAATAAATGACTTTGATTTATTCGTTTTTAACGGTGATTTTTTTGGTAGTAATTCTGTACAAGAAAGATTAGATCAAAGAAATAGTAAAAGCGAAAGCGCAAGAAAATCAGCAAGTTATAGATGGGATAATGCAAACGCATTGCAAACGCAATCCGAAGGCAATGCTAAAAAGGAAAGGAAAGGAAAGGAAATAAAAGGAAATAAAATATATTATAGGGATAACGTTTCTTTGTCCGAAAAAGAAAATACGAATTTAATTACTGAATTTGGCGAAAAAGAAGTTTCTGAATTGTATGATTACCTTTCCGCTTACAAGATCGAAAAGTCTTATAAAACAAAATCCGATTACCTAACTATCAAAAGATGGGTCGTAGATGCCGTTAAGAGGCAAAATAAGACAGGATTTTCTAAAAATGGTAATACATATCAAAATCAATTAGAAGCGGCTAGAAAAGCCTTTAAACCACAAGAGTACTGATGATAACAATTTTTAAGAACATTTATTCTAAAGAACCCAATTATAGAACCGTTGAATATTGCTTAGATAGGATAAAAAACGGAGTTAGTAAAGCTGCTGTAGAAGAAATAAGAAACACAATAGACAAAGACAAGGCTGATAACCTAAAAAAGAATTTGCCATCCGTTTGTTTTAGTGGGAAATTCGGTGCAAATAGGCAAGATGTTGACCTTATTGCGCATAGTGGATTTATTGTCCTAGATTTTGACAATGTTTACGAGCTTAGAGATAGGCAAACCGAAATTATATCTCAACCCTTTGTTTATGCTTGTTGGGTTAGCCCTTCTGGAAATGGATTAAAAGCTTTGGTTAAAATTGCGGATGGTTCAAAACATAGAGAGCATTTTCAAGCATTGCAAGAGGTTTTTGGCAATTTAGATAGAAGTGGTATTAACCCCAGTCGTGTTTGTTATGAGAGTTATGATCCTGAAATTTATATAAACGAAAAAGCTGAGGTTTTCAAAAAGGTTAAGAAAATTGAAAAAGTTGTTACCTACGAAAGAACGGCAGATGACCAAAAGATTTTCAAGAACATTTTGACTTGGCTTTCCAATAAGAACGAGGCATTTGTTACTGGTGAAAGGAATAACTTTATTTTTAAACTTGCTTCAGCTTGCTGCCGTTTTGGAATACACGAGATTACTGCAAATGGTATGATTCATAATGAATTTATTAGTAATTCAGAGTTTACTAAAAGAGAAGCAGATAAAGCGATTGCATCAGCATATCGTGCGAACGCATCAAGATTTGGTAGTGCAAATTTTGATAAAGAACAATTGGTTGATAAAGTTACAAGAAAAGAAGTTGAAGTTGAAAAGGCTGTATTTGACGAGGGGATTAAGTTAAAAGATGTTATTTATGGAATTGATGTAAAGGAGCAGGCGTTAAGCATTTATGATAATGGTTATACTCAAGTAGATGGTATAAATATACCAGATATTGATGAAAGATTTAAGCCAAAAAGAGGAGAGATTACAGTTCTTACTGGTATTGGTAACTACGGAAAGTCATCATTCAAAAAGTGGTATCAAGCAATGAGGATTTTATTGTACGGAGAAAAGTTTGCAACATTTTCACCAGAGGATAACCCACCAGAAGAATACTATCACGATTTTGTAGAAATTATTTTAGGTTGCGATTGCAGTCCTAATAATCCACACAGACCTTCAAGACAAGTTTACGAACAAGTGTATGATATGGTTTGTAAACATATATTTTATGTTTACCCAAAGGATGTTTCACCAACTCCGCAATATATCATGGAAGTATTTTTAGAGTTAATCATTAAAGAAAATGTAGATGGGGTGGATATTGATCCATTTAACCAGTTAACAAATGAATACCAGAAGTTTTCAAGAAGTGATAAGTATTTAGAGTGGGTATTATCGGTATTCTCAAGATTTGCTCAAGTGAATAATGTTTTCTTTTGGATTATAGCTCACCCAATTAAGATGGCTAAAGCTGGAGATGGAAACTATCCTTGCCCAGATGTATTTGATTTGACTGATGGAGCAATGTGGAATAACAAAATGGATAATATTTTGGTTTATCATAGACCATTTGCTCAAACAGATCCGCAGAACCCCACTTGCGAATTCCATAGTAAGAAAATTAGAAGGCAAAAGATCGTAGGTAAAAAAGGTTTTACGGTATTTGAGATGGTTTTTAAAACAAGGAGATTTTTCTTTACCGGTATTGATTCTTTGCAGCTTTTATTAAACCAAAAGAATATAGATTTTAAACCAAAACAACCTACTCAACAAACATTAGAACAAGATGGCTGGATGCCATTTTCAGAAGAAAATATTTTTTAATTATAAACAAAAAAAGATGATCAAATTACAATTAATCGGACACTTAGGCCAAGATGCTACGGTAAATGATGTAAACGGTAGAAAAGTTATTAATTTTTCGGTGGCACATTCTGAAAAGTACAAAAACAAAGAAGGAGCTGAAGTAAACAGAACAACTTGGGCTTCATGCGCTTATTGGACAGATAAAGTTAATCTAGCTTTGTATTTAAAAAAGGGTACTCAAGTTTATGTTGATGGATACCCAGAGGCTAAAACATACAGAAACAGCAATACAAATGAAGTAATGCCACAGCTAGCAGTAAGAGTCGCAAGCATACAATTATTGTCAAGTGGAAAACCCCAAACAAACAATGATTTTTTAAGTCAACCAAATGGATATGAACAAACTGACGAACAACCCTTATTTTAATTTCAGCAATTACAGTTGGAGTGGTAACTTTACTATTCCAACTTATTCATTAAAAATTAAATTTATAAAAAATGGCTAAAGCAAAATCAGACTCTCAAAAAATAACATTTGGTAAAAGAAAAAGAGGTAATGCTAAAAAATCTTATAATAAACATTCCCCTAAACCAAAACAATATAGAGGACAAGGACGATGAAAGATTTAATAACCATAGTATTAATTCTTAGCCCTATTTTGATTTTTATGTCTATTTATTTAGTCTTATTAAGTAACAGTAATCATAAAGAAAAAAAACAAAAATGGTTTGATTCTGATGATTCACATATATTTTAATTATGAATGATCAAAAAGAATGGTTTGAGTATTACGATGAAGAAAATCCTCAGATTTATGAATTTTTTAAAAAATATTCATTGACTGCAATACAAAGAGGACATAAAAATTTATCGGCAGAGTTTATTTTCAATGCAATTAGGTGGGAAACGCCTATAACAGCTGAGGGAGATTTTAAAATTAATAACAATGCAAAGCCATTTTATGCTAGGAAGTTTATGAAAGAATTTCCACAGTATAATGGGTTTTTCAGAAAAAGACACAGTAAAGCAGATTAAAATGAATAAAAAAGCAAGTAAAAAATTAAGAAGATTAGCTGCTGCGATTGCAGTAAATAATAATCAAACACCAGAACAAGCAAAAGTAATATACAAAAGATTAAAAGTAGTTCATAAATCAAATCCTAAATAATGATAACATTAGAAAATGTTACAATAATCTGCATTGATACTGTTAATGTTGGAGAAGCTATAATTGCTTTAAAGAAAACACTTGAACAGGTAAAACCAACCAAGTGCAAGTTTCTTACGACATCTAATATTAAAATAGAAGGAGTTGAAACAATAATAATTCCAGAAATAAGAAGTGTTGATGAATACAGTAAATTTTGTATTAAAGAATTATATAAATACATTGATACGGATTTTGTATTATTAATTCAGCACGATGGATATGTATTAAATGGTGAATTGTTTGATGAAAGGCTTTATTTGTATGATTATTGTGGTGCTTTATGGAATGAAAGAGATGGTTTAAATAATGGGAATGGCGGGTTTTCTTGGAGATCAAAAAAGCTATGCGAAGCACTGGGTAAGGATGAGATTATAGAAATATATACTCCAGAAGATGTTTCAATATGCAGAATATATAGAAGATATTTAGAAGGTAATTATGGTTTTAAATGGGCAACTGATGAAATAGCTGAGGGTTTTTCTTTTGAGTTAAAAGAACCCAAAAATAAAACATTTGGATTTCATGGTAGATTTCATCCAGAGTTTAAAGAAATAGTGGTAATTCAAAGAATGGGAGCTATGGGCGATGTTATTGGAGTTGAGCCAGTGTTAAGACATTTTTACGAAAATGGTTATAGAGTTGTTCTTCACACATTACCACAATTTAAAGAAATATTTAGGCAGCATTATTTTAAGATTGAATTCTTTGACGAAATTGATAATAAAAGACTTCCTTATAAGTTTATTAACTTGGATATGTCTTATGAGTCTAACCCAAAAGAATTACATCTTAAAAGTTATTATGAATTTGCTGGAATTAAGAATGGCATAATAAGAAACCCAAGACTTAGTCTTTATCAAAATTATAAAGCAGATATAAAGATATTTGAAAAATATTGCATTATCCATGCAGACATTAGAGAACCATTTAGAAATATATATGATGTTAATTGGCCATTAATATGCAAAGATTTAAATAATAGAGGTTATTCTGTTTTTCAAGTAGGCACAAATGGATATGATATACCCGGAGCTATAAGGATAAATACACCATCTACACAATTTTTAATGTGGGTAGTGGCAAGTTCAGATATGTTTATTGGTATAGATTCTGGAATATCTCATATTGCTGCTGGGTTTAATATTCCATCAATTATTTTTTCAGGAAGTGTTGATTTAAGATATATTCATCCAAATATGGATCATATAGTTTGGATACACAATCACGATAAAAAAGTATGTGATACGCCCTTTTGTTGGCATGATGCAATGGATGTGGTTGGTAAGCATTGTCCCGTAAATGCAGTTAGGCCGCCTTGTACAAGATTTGATGATGATAATAAAATTTTAAATGCTATAAAAAAGATAACTTATGAACAAAGTTTGTGGGGTTCAGTTAATTAAAAATGGAGTTAAATATGATTATTGTTTTAAGGAGTCAATACAATCAATGCTTAATTGTTGCGACCAAGTAATTGTTTCTTACATACCGGGCGAAGATAATACGTTAGAGGTACTAGAATCTATAAACGATGACAGATTGAAGATTTTACATTTAACTGAAGATGATTGGAATATGTATAATGATAAATACAGATTATCATATTTAACTAATGTGGCTATTCAGGAAGCCGATAGACTGGGATTCCAATATATATTAAGCGTTCAATCGGACGAAGTTTTGCATGAAGATAGTTATCTTGCTGTAAGAAGGGCTGTTAATGATAATCATGAAGGTTATTTATGCACTAGGGTTAACTTATGGAAATCACCAGACCTTGAATTAAATGTACCACAAGAAAGATTGCCATGTAGTAATGAGGTTGTTAGATTAGCTAAAATATCATACAGGGCATTTGACGATGCTGAATCTTTATTTGCTCCGGGCATAGCAGACTATTTGGACGAAATTAAGATTATTCATTACGGATTTGTAAGAAAAAAAGAAGTAATGAAATCAAAAATTATAAATATGCAAGAAGGCGTATTTGGAATGGGGCATCATGATCCAAAGTTAGATGAGGAAGAAATTTTTAATCCAGATTTATGGTTTGATCCATCTAAAGATTTAGTTCCTATAAATTTCAAGCATCCAGTTTTAATACAAGACTGGGTAAATGAAAGGAAATAAAAAAGCCCCCGAAGGGGCTAACAGTTCTTTTTAATACTATGCGTTAGCAGCAGTATTCAAAGTTGCAACTGTGTCAGCAGTGTAGAACTTCTGAGTTGGTTGGTTTAAACCCGTAGGTAAAACCTCAATTACAGAATTCATTGTTACACCACAAGCAACTACTCCATAAGCTGGAGTAATTAAAGCACCTTGAACTGAGAAGCTCACAGGTACACCTTGAGTTGCTGGAGTACCAGCAGCGTTGCTCAAATCGTAGGCATTTCTACGATAAATTGAGCTTAAAAAGCGTTGTGCCATTTTTGATTGTTTTTTTGATGAATAAATTGTTTTTGGCAACCAAATATACAAAATATGGAAGATGTAATAAAATTTAAGACCTCAAGCCCAGCTGGCGACTTGTTATCAATGCTTGCTGGCATACAGCAATTGACCAAAGAAATAGGCAAAAAAGCTATTATTTATCAGCGTTTAAATATGACTGGAGTTGGTTATAATGGAGCTATTCATCCATTTAAAAATGATATAGGAGATGAGGTAGCTATGAATGAATATATGTTTCATGTTATGCGTCCTTTGCTTATCGAGCAAGATTATATTGAAGATTATATAATTTACGATGGGCAAGAATACAATTACGATTTAGACAAGGCTAGATTAGAAATATTTACCAACCAGCCACATGGAAGCATAAATAGATGGATATTTTATGTCTATCCGCAAATGAGTTGTGATTTAAGCAAAGCGTGGTTAGATGTTCCTCAATCAGTTGGTAAAATTGAAAAGTTAATTATAAACTTTACTTACAGATACAGAAATAGCGTAATAGATTATTCTTTTTTGAGGAAATACCAAGATCATATTCTATTTGCAGGATTAAAAGACGAGTATGAATTTTTTAGCAACCAATGGAATTTAAGGATTGGGCATTTAGATGCGCCTGACTTTAAAAAAGTGGCTTATTTTATTAAGAATTCTATTGGATTTTTGGGTAATCAATCTTCTTGTTATCAAATAGCTGAAGGTTTAAAAGCTCCTAGAATTCTTGAACTTTCTCCTGTAATGCCAAATGTTATTCCGTCTGGAGAAGGAGCTTTTGATTTTTATCATCAACAAGCTGTTGAATATTATGTAGAAAAATTTTTTAATTTAAAAAATTAATTTAATTTAGTGGTTATGAAGTTAAAAGCACCAAAGAACAGAGTAGTAATTAAGGTAGATTTGGAAAGCAAAAACACGCACAAATTTGCCGATGGAACAACAATAAGACTAGAAAGACAATTTGATAATTTTAATATGCGTTATGTTAAGCCTACAAACGCAATTGTCGTAAGTGCTAACAATATTCCAGAAGGATCTGAAATTTTAATACATCATAACTCAACGCATGATGTTTATAGAATTTTTAATTATTTACCCCCTACAACTGACGCATCTTCTGATGTTAAATATTATTCTATTCCAGAGGAGGAATGTTTTTTCTGGAGAGAAAATATTGGGGATGACTGGAAACCTATGCCTAACTTTGTAACTGCACTAAGATTATTTAAACCTTATGTTGGTACTTTTGAAGGGGTGCCGCATACTTTATTAAAAGATCGACTGCTTATTACAAGTGGAGAATTAAAGGGGAAAGCTGTAATAACCTTAAAATCAAGCGATTACGAGATTATATATCAAAATGAAAACGGAACCGAAGATAGAGTTATTAGAGTAAGATATTATAACGAATGGAATGAAAGAAATGAAATTATTAGTATAGATGATAATCTTACTGAAATGATTGATAATGGCGAAGTTTTGGTTGGTTTATCAAGTTCAGATGCAAAAACATTAAATTAAATGTCAGAAGAAAAATTAAAACAGCAAATAGCTTATTTAGAGGGGAAACTAGCTTACTACGAGCAGGATGGGCCGGCTAAGTTGTATTACAGCTTAATTCGTAAGTCAAACGAAATGGCCGAATTGCTTAACAGAACAAGTTTGCTTAGTATTGAATTGGTGGATGCAAAGAACAAAGAGTTTGAAAGGTTACAGAAATTATGGACAGATGCAGGCTCTATTACCGCATCAATCAAAGCTTTAGAAGTTTCAGCTGGAATTAATGTTGAGCCAAAAGAAGGCAAAAAAGAAGTGGCTCAAGTTATAAATAGGCCATTTACCCCAGAAAGTGTAGCGGATGCTGTGGGAGAAATTGCTGGAAGTAAAAAATAAATATGTACGAAAAAATTGAAGGCGGTTCTGTAATTGATATTCAAGGATTAGAATGTAATCTTCCACCAGAGGGTTATGTCTATAATATTTTAAGCAAACAGCTTGAATTCAGAGGGATTTATCAAAGATCAAATAAGAAAGAAGAACAATATTGGAAAAGAATACCTTTGCCTGATTGGTACTTAGATACCATGAAAAAGTGGGACGATTTTGATAAAAAAAAGAAAGAAGATGAGCTTGAGTTTTATGATGATAAATTAGAAGAATTTAAAAAACAAGAGTGGGATAGAAGATTGAATGGGTTTTGGTATATGAATAATGGGAAGCCTACTTATTTGACAGGTTTGCATTATTTATATTTACAATGGTGGAGCATAGATATTGGTTACCCTAAATTTAGAATACCTGACTTAGAAAAGTTTTATTTTATGCAGTATTGCATAGAAGATCCGGTTTGTATGGGTATGTTAGAAGTAACTAAAAGACGTTTTGGTAAGTCTTTTGTAGCTGGTTTGTTTGTAACAGAATATACTACCAGAACTAAAATGACCAACGGAGGTATTCAGTCTAAAACTGGTTCAGACGCTAAGAAATTCTTTGCTAAAACCGTAGTTAATCCATTTAGAAGGCTCCCTAAATTTTTTAGACCTGAATATGATATGTCGCTGGGTGTTAATCCTAAGTCAGAAATGCGTTTTCAAAAAACAAACGTAAGGGGTAAAAAAGCCGAAGAAAGTGTTGACAAGGATGAATTAGGTTCTGTTATAGATTTCCAGTCAGCAGATACGGTAGCTTATGACGGACAGAAATTACATAGATATGTTGCAGATGAGTGCGGTAAAACTACGGAAGTAAACGTTTATGATAGACACGAGGTTGTGCGTTATTGTTTATTAGATGACGAAGGTAAGATTATTGGCAAAGCTTTATATACAACTACCGTAGAGAAACTTACAACAGAAAAAGACGGGGTGCAAGATGCCTTTAAATTGCTTTGGGATGAAAGTGATCAGGGTAAAAGACAAGATAACGGAACAACTTCTAGCGGTTTGTATAGATTCTTTATGTCAGCAAAACGCACTAGAAACTTTGATGATTTTGGTTACGCAGACGAAGAAAAGACTTTAGATCAAATTTTAGCTGATAGAGAAACAGTTAAGAATAACCCAAGAGCATTATCAGCCCGTATTAGAAAAGAGCCATTGACTATCGATGAGGCATTTAGTACCGATTCCGATAAGTGTATATTTAATGTTTTAAACATTTCAAATAGAGAACAATATTTAAGGGAAAATCCACCAATTATTAGAAGCGTTTGGTTCTATAGGGATATAGATCAAATAGTTAGATGGAGAGATATAACAGACAAAGAACAAGATTTTCATTGGAAAATTACCCAATTCCCACCAAAAGGAGAAGAAAACAAGTTTACATTTGATGTTAAGTTAAGGCGACCTAAACGCATAGCAGACGGGGCAATAGCTGTCGATGGATATAGTAATAGTCAAGGAGGTAAATTTGGTTCTAAGGCTTCGGCTTGGATAGGCAGAAGATATAATCTAATGGAACCAGATAAAACCGGTAAAGCTATTGGGCATTTATATGGCAGACCACAAATCAAGGAAACTTTACACGAGCAAGTATTGCTGGCCGCCGAATTCTATGGCTACAAAGTCTGGTACGAACATAATTCGGACGATTACCTGTCTTATTTTAGAGATAGAGGCAGAGTGGGATATTTGGGAAGTTATCCAACCACTGCAATTGATCCAGCAAAGAGAGATAGTCAGGAGAGATATAAAGGATTCCCAACCACACCATTTAGCTTGACAAAACAAACCGATGTTGGTATTATGTATTTTGAAAATCATATAGACGCAATAGATTACCAAAATTTACTAGATGACGCCAAGCAATTTGATCCAAACAACAGAACAGAATATGACCAAACCGTATCTTTTTTGATGCTTTTGGTGTGTTTAATGGAGCCATTACCGGCTCAGGGTAAAATAGAACCTTTGGTAAAAACGTATAGACCAAATTTAGTTAATTAAATTTTTTTAATCGATTAGGCGAATATTTATTATATTTGACATTATAAAATTATATTAAATTGTCAGATAGCCCATTATATATCAGCGCAAATAGTGCGAGTGGTCAGGCGTTAAAAGATTTTCAACTGACTACGGATGTGAAGTCTAAAAAAGATTTTATTTACGGAAAAGAGGTTGCACAAAACATTTACTCAACTATTTACGGTAATCAAACTTATTTCTGGATTAGAAATAATCGTTTTAGAAAAAATAGACAGATTGCAAATGGTAAAATGGATATGAGCGTATTCCTTGATCGTTTAGAAATGAATGGTAAAGCTAATTACGTTAATATTAACTGGAAATCAATCATCATTGGCAATACAATTGTTTCTCGTTTGGTTGGTTCTTGGATGAAAAGAAAAGAAAAAATTGTTGTTACTGCCGTAGATCCATTTTCTGCAAAATTGAAAAAGGAGTCAGCAGATGAAGCTGAATTTGTTTACCAAAATAAAGAAGTTCTTGCTCAATTACAACAAGAGTCAGGAGTTCCAATTATACCTCAAGATCAATTTATTGCAGAAGATAAAGATGATTTAGATTTATGGGTAAATGAATTCAATCGTTTACCAGAAGAAATTAAATTTAGCATGGGCGTTAATAATATTTTTGACGCTAATGGATGGAATGATGTTTTAAAAGAGAGAATATTACATGATTCTGCTGAGGTAGGATTGGTATGTACATATACATGGATGGATGATAATGGTGAAGTTCATGTTGATTGGATTAGACCAGAAAATGCTGTTTATTCTTATTCTGATTTTCCTGATATGCGTGATACTACTTATAGAGGTCATGTATCATCAATGAAGATTAGCGTTTTAAGATCAAGATTTGGCAAGGAGTTCGGAGGAACATTAACTGAAGAACAAATATTCCAAATTGCACAATTTTCTAAAGAATACCAATTAACAGACAAGATTAAATGGATGCAAGATTGGAATGTGGCTTATTTGCGTCCTTATGATGAATGGAATATTGATGTATTGAATTTTGAAGTTAAAACTTTAGATTCAGAAGGTTATACAATAACAAAAACAAAAAAGAATGGTAGTACCATAATTAGAAAAGGTAAACCAGAAAAGCTTGATGAAAATCAAGAATACGTTGAAGAAAAGAAATGGAACATTTATGAAGGCATTTATTGTCCAGTTACAAAGACAATGCTAAAATGGAACATTAAAAAGAATATGATTCGTCCGCAAGATCCCAAAAGTATTGGTGATGCGGAATTCTCTTATAGTTTCTATATCTATCAAACTTATGATATGAGAAACGTATCGGTTCCAGAAAAAATAGAAGAACCGATTGAACAAATGATTTTAGCAAGATTAAAGATTCAACAATTAGTTGCTAAGATGAAACCAGCAGGAGCTTCTATTAATGTAGATGCTTTGCAAGAATTAGATTTAGGTTTAGGAGATTCAACTAAGCCAATTGAAATACAAAAGATTTGGGAACAAACTGGTAACCTTTACTATCGTGGTAGAGATGCGGAAGGAAACCCAATTCCTATTCCAATTAACGAGCTTCCAAATACTGGATTTGCTCCTCAATTACAAGCGTTAATTCAATTATACGAATTCCATTATAAAGTTTTAAAAGATGAATTAGGGGAAGATCCAAGTTTGGCTTCTCAAGCTGCTATGCCAAGAGTAACTTCAGAAAACGTAGCTGCTGCTCAAGTTCTTCAAAATAACGCTACAGATTATATGTATGAAGCATATATTAATGTAATGGAAGAAACAGCAAGAAAGGTTGCGTGTCTTTTAAATAAGAGTGTAACTTATGGAGCTAAAAAGTATAGAGAATTACTTAAAGAAGAAGAAGTAAGAGATAGAGATTTTTCAACACAAATAAAGATGATGCCAAGCGAGCTAGATTTAGTTAAGCTTGATGCTATGATGAATAATGCTATTGCTTCTAATCCAGATTTAGTATTGTATTTAGATCCATTTAAAGTAATGAAGATGGCTAGAGAAAATATTGAATTAGGAGAATTATATTTCAGACAAGCTCAAAAGAGATATATTAAAGCTAAACAAGAGCAAGCTGCACAAAATTCACAAATGAATAATGAGGGTCAAATGCAATCAATACAAATGAAAGCACAGACCGATTCTGCACTTGAACAACAAAGAAACTTAGCAAGAGAAAAGCAAATTATATTACAAGGTATTTTTGATTTAGCAAAAGCAAATATACCTGTACCTGCTGAGCTTCAAAATGTAGTATCAGAAATGTTGCAAAACGTAGAAGTTCCTATAAGTGTTCAAAATGATCAACAACAAGAGGCTTTGATGCAACAACAAGAACAAATGGCTCAGCAGCAAGAGCAAGAACAAATGGCTGCACAACAACAACAATTACAAACAGTATAAAAAATAAAAAATGGCAACATCAGTTAGTAAATTATTATTAAGTCTTACTAAATTTAGCAATAAAACAAGTAAGGTAATTGACGCTACAGATTCGTTCAATGCAACTGGTAGTTTTTATCAGGATGTATCAGGATGGGATTCTGTAGTTGCTCAAATTGTTACCCCTTCTGAAACTATTTCATTTAAGACAACAAATGATGATAATGAAATTACAGGAGATTTATTACCAGCACCAGAAGTCCCAACAAACTGGTTAGCAGTTGAAGGTATAAACCTTGCAGATAAATCAGATGTTTCATCTGTAAATGCTAGCGCAAATGTTGCTTTTGGTATCGTTGGTAAATATTTGCAATTTGCAGGCGCAACTGTTTCAGCGGCTCCTTCTTTTGCTTATCTATTAACTAAGGAAAGTTATTCAACAGCTCAAAATGCTTGCGCTGCTAAAGTTTCAACTGGAGCTAGTGTAGTTTATGCATCAACAGCAACTCCAACTTCAGTAACTGCATTTTATGGAAATAGCGCATTAACAATGCCTGTTTTTGGAGATGCTAGTTATTACGGATTAAGATTAATGACAGGATCTACAATTTACTCAGCTACTATCAGTGCTACTGGTGCAGTTGCGTCTGTAACTTCTTGTTAAAAATATAACCAAATAAGCATTTTATGCCAGAAAATCAAATGTCAGCTCCAATCGAGCTAGCAGAAGGCTACGATCCTTTTTCAGAGGATGTATATGTGCCACAAGCACAGCCACAAGTAGAAGTAGCCCCTACTGTAAACAATGAGCAACAAGAAACTGCTCAACAAAGTGTAGAAACAGAACAACAAGTTCAACCAGAAACTCAGGCTGCTTCTGAACAAACATCTTTTGATCCAAATCAATTTATTAGAGAAAGATTTGGTTTTGAAAGCGTAGAACAAGCAGAACAAGAATTTAAAAAACTCAAAGAGGTAAAAACTCCAGAATTTGATTTTGAGAATGAAACTAGCAGAAATTTATTTGCTGCAATTAAAGAAGGTAAGTCAGATGAAATTTTTCAAATCTTAGATCAACAAAAAAGGTTAGAAAAGCTTACAAATTCAGAAATAAATGCTAATATTGCTGTAGAGATTATTAAAACCAATATTGAAAATAAATACAAGGATCTATCTAAAGAAGAAGTAGATATCTTGTTTTACGACAATTACAACTTTCCTCCAAAGCCAGAACAAGGTTATGACGAAACAGAGGAAGATTATAATACAAAAGTTCAAAATTGGCAATCTCAAATTGAGTTCATTGAAAAAAGAATGATTATCGATGCGAAGGTTATTAGACCTGAGCTAGAAAAACTTAAAAGTGAAATAAAGTTACCAGACGTTTACGGATTTGACCAGCTACAAGCAGAATCTCAAGAGGAATTAGAGTCAATGCAACAAGCTAGACAAATTTATGAACAGACTTTAAATTCTGAATTTAACAATTTCAACGGATTTAATGTATCGGTAAAAGACGAGGATGTCGAAATACCAATTGCATTTAATGTAGCTGAAGATGAAAGATTTAGAATGAAAGAAACGTTGTCTGATTTTGATAGTGATAATTACTTTGGTGAAAGATGGTTTAACGAGGATGGAAAACCAAAAGTTCAACAAGTAATGTCTGATATTTACATATTAGAAAACTTTAACAAAATCTTACAAAAAGTTGCTAATGAAGCTGCATCTCAAAGATTAGTAGCTCATATTAAGAAGTCAGGTAACATAACAATAAACAACCCAACGCCTCAAGGTCAGCCTCAGCAGAATCCAAATGCGCTTATGGATTCATTAGCTGATTGGGCTTTCCGAGATTAATGCTTGGCAAGCGTAACAAATTTAAATTAATATAAAATGGCAGGGATACCTACATCTAATATTTTGCAACCCGGTGCAATATCGTTGCAAACCCAGAATCGCCAGTTGATGGTAGATTTACAATTATTAACACCACAGTACTACAAGAAATATACTGAAAAGTATGGTAACGAAGATTTTACTTGGTGGTTAGCTGCTCATAGCGGCATGGAAGAAGTAAAAAACCAAAACTTCTTCTGGTTTGAAAACAGAGGTAAATTAATGCCTGCTGTAACTAATGCAAGCACAGTTGCTGCAACTGTTGGTGGTACTGTAACCTTAACTTTAGGTTCTGAAGCTTACTACAACAATGGTACTCAAACTCCTTTAAGAGTTGATGAAACATTGCGTATTGCTTCTTCTAACATTGAAGGTGTGGTATTATCAATCAACAGCACAACTCCTTATGCTTGGACTTTCACTGTTCGTCCTAAGCAATCTACTCAAAGATTTGCTTCTGCTGGTTCTAACTCATTGTTAGCTGGTGAGGTATTATTATTTGGTGGTGATGTGGACGCTGGTGAAGCTTCTAACGCAATCAATCCATTAATCCATTTGGATGAGAAGTATAACAACAACATCACTGAAATCAGAGATGGTTGGAGCAATACTGACTTAGCTCAAATGGCTGATACTTACTACGAATTCCCAGTTTCAGCTGACATGGCTGCAAACGGTGTAACTGCGTTTACTTACAAGGGTATGTACAAGACTCTTGTTCGTTTCAAAAACAACGTAGAAGCAAAATTAATGCGTGGTAACATCCAAAATAACACTGGTTTATCTAACTCTCCGGGCGCACAAGGTATCATCCCTAAAGTGGTAGCTGATGGCGAAACTGTAGGTTATACTCCGGGTACTTTGGATATCGCTAAATTACACGAGATTACTCGTATCATGGATGTTAATGGTTGTGCTAAGCAATCTGCTTGGTTAACTGACATCTTCCAAAGACAAGACTTCAGTGATGGTATCTTCGCTGCATACCCAGCTGGTGCTTTCGTTTATGGTCAAGGCGAAAAATCAAAAGAAGCTTCTGTAGCTTATGGATTCCAAGAAATCTTCATCGATGGATATTTATTATCTGTTAAGAAGTATTCTCAATTCAACTCTGAAGTAACTACTGGTTTAACTCCTCAAGATGATTACTTCCGTAATTTTGGTTTGATCTATCCAATGGGTGAAACTAAGGATAGCAAGACTGCTGCTACATACAAGAACATTACAGTAATGTACCAAGAGCCACCAAAAGGCGGTACAGTTGGTAATGGTATCAGAGTATGGCAATATGGTGGTGGTTCTCCAAACCCAACAGACGGTACAATGACTAATCAAATCGCGATGATCACTTATAGATCAACTCGTGTTTGTGCAGCAAACCAATTCATCATCGTTCAAGGTAACTAATTAGTTTTTTGAATATTTTATCGGGTAGGGGCAACTTTATTGATTGCCTCTACCTATTTTAACACTTAAAAACCATTTTATGGCTAGGTTAAAGGACGTAAATTACTCTCAAAGTGGAGTAGAGGATACAAACAGAAGAATTCGACAAGAAGAAGAATCTGCAAATGCAATCAATCTTGCTCCAGACGTTGCTTCTGGGCAAACATTCCGAGTTTTTAAATTATCAGATACAACAAAAAATGGCAAATACCACATGGAGGGTATTGATGACATTTGGGACGCTGATAAGAAAAAAATGGTGAGAATCAGGCTTTTAAGAGGTGTTGATACTATTTATTTAGATCAGCAAAAAGGCATTGATGAAAAGTACATTGTTTCAAACAGACGCACATTAACATTTGATAGAAGGGTTTTAAGAGTGCCTGATTATGACACAGCGGCTATTGAATTCTTAGAAAAGAGCAATGCCAATGTGGATAATCCTAATAAAAAAGGCACTAAAAAATTAACTTTTTTTGAATGGAATCCAATTAGACAAGCTGAATTAGAGCGTGCTAAGCGCGTAGCTAGAATTGAGGCAATTAAATTTGCTTCAGTGCAATCTGATGAGGATATGAAAAAACACGCAATTTATCTTGGAATACCACTATTTGATGAATTAAGTATGCCTAAAACTATGGAAGGTCTTAGGAATGACTATGAATTCTATGCTGAGGCTCAACCTGCTAAATTCATGCAAAGTGCTGGTAGTAAAGAGGTAGAGGTGGCGTACATTGTTAAAAAAGCTATTATTGATGGTAAGATTGACTTAGGCGTAAAAGTCGGTTCAGCTTACTGGGCTAATGATGGAGGTTTTATTTGTAAAATGCCTTCTTCTCAAGAAGCTCAAACCTATTTAGTAGAATATGCAATGTTGCCTAACGATGAAAGTGTTACTTTCTTAAATCAATTGAAGAAGTTGCAATAATTCATACAATCAAAAAAAGAGCCTGTAACCTAAAAATTACGGGCTTTTTTATTTTTGTTTTTCGTATATTTGTTGATATAACTTATATACATGAACGTTAATGATATGTACCGTATTTGCCAATACGCAATAAATAAGGCACAGAACGGTTATTTAACAAGCTCAGAGTTTAATTTACTTGTAAATCAAGCTCAAACAAGCTATGTAGATTATCTATTAGGAGAGTTTCAACAATATCAATACGGCAAAGCGCAAGCAAGAATAGACTACAATCAAAATTCAAATATTAGACAAAGACTTTCTCCATTGATTTATGGTCAAACTTTAACAGTGGATGCAAACGGTTTTTCTTCATATCCTAGTGATTATATTCAAACGGATGCATTATGGCATCCTAATGGTATTGCTAGATATAGATATGTAAAACAAGATAGTCTATTTTCATATTACAATAGTAAGATTGATCCTATTGCAAGTAATCCTATTTATTTAATAGAACAAACTGGTTTTAGATTTTATCCAGCTAGTGTAGGTAGCGCAAGATTAACTTATGTTAAAAATCCTCCTACAATTACTTGGGGATATACTCTTGATGCAAATAACAGAGAAATTTACAGCCCTGCCGCAAGCACTCAGCCTGTTTGGTCAGACGTAGATTTATTAGAAATAATAGCTAGAGTTTTGAAATTGGTAGGCGTGAACTTAAAAGACGGTATGGTTGCTCAATATGCTAATCAAGTAACTCAAATGGGACAATAATGACTAGAAATCAATTAATAGAAAGAATATTAAGACAAATATATGGCGGTCAGCCAACTGATGATAGTAATATCACATTTAATCTTGTAAACCAATGGTTAAATGATGCTATCGGTGGTGCGGTTAAAAAGAATTATACAGACAGCATTCAAATGGATGGCGTTGCGTACATAAACAATTCTTTTTACACTACATATTCTGGATTAACTATTGCTCAAGATGGCTCACCAGTAAATATGATTTACAAATTTACTTTACCTCAAATACCATTAGGGTTGGGTAGAAACGAAGGTGTTGCTTCAGTGCAATTTAAAGATACAAGCGGAAGGGCTTCTTATGATGCAGTTCCTTTGAGCATTAATCAAGTTTCATACATAGAGCAATTAAGACCTATACAAAATAAAATTGTTTATTGGTCAGAAGGTACTTTTATTTATGCAAAAACTTCAATATTGCTTAATAAATATACCGCATCTGTTAGAATGATTAGTGGAGGTGATTCTTCTGATTTAAATTCTATTTTACTTATACCAGACGATTATATGCCGTTTATTATTGAATATATCAAAGGTCAATTAGCTTTTGAAGAAAGCAGACCACTTGATACATCAAATGACGGGAACGACCATTAAAAAAATAAAATATGAAACCATTAAGAGATTTAGTTTTAGTTAAGCCATGTGCGCCAGATAATGTAACAGAGGGAGGTTTGTTTATTCCTACAAGTGTTCAAGCAAGAAACAACAGGGCGTTCGTGGTTGAGGTTGGTAATGGAACAAGTAAAATCGAAATGGAAGCAAAGGTTGGAGATACGGTTATTCATATCAAAGACGCAGGCGAAGAAGTTATTATCAATGGCGAAGCGCATTATTTGATTCGTCAAAATGATATTTTATCTTACGTTTTAAATTAATAAAAAATGGCATCGCAAGAAAGAAATTATATAACCCTAGAGTCTGTAATAAATGATTATATTGACGAAAGTGAACAATCCGTACACAAATATGCTAAGTTATACAACATAGCTTATAGAGGTATGGAAAAGATGGGATTAGATTTTTTCTATAAAATTAGAACTGTAAAATTACCAGTTGATACAACAAACTATACAGTTGAATTGCCTAATGACTATATTAACTATACAAAAGTTGGCGTTTTAAATTCAAGAGGAGAAATTATTCCTTTGATTTACAACGAAAAAATGACTTTTTATGCTGACCAGCAGCCTGATAGACTTGCTTTAACGCAAGATAATACACTAGTGGATTGGTATAATCAAGATTATCCTCTATTTTATAATTACTGGGATGGATATGGATTTACAAATGTATATGGTTACCCTAGCGGATCGCCATTTGTAGGTTCTTTTAAAATTGATGACTCTAACGGAGTAGTTTTATTAAATCAAAACTTTTACTATGATTATTTAATGATCGAGTATTTGGCATCTTCAAATCCTGATGAAAAATATATGATACCTATCCAATTTAGAGAAGCTATGATTGCTTGGTTGGCTTGGAGAGATATTGCAAATATGCCTTCTACAAGAAAGGGTAATCTTGGTGATAAAAGAGATAGAAAAAGTGAATTTTATAATCAAAGAAGAATCGCTAATGCTCAATTTAAACCATTATATTTGAATGAAGCTTACGAATGGAATTTAATGAATCAAAGATTGACAGTTAAAGGATAAAAAATGCCAATAATAAATAACGCTTTTAATGGTAAATTGAACTTAGATGTAGCTAATTATAGAATATCTAATGGAGATTATATTGATGCACTTAACATAACAAAAGACGCAGAGGGTCAAGGTCAGGATAGAGTTGTTTCTAATATATTAGGAAACGAAAATGTGGCTTACACACTACCAGCTGGCACAAACAAAGCGATTGGATTTTATGCGGATAAGATTAGAAATAGAGCGTATTATTTTATATGGAATAGCAATGGGTTTAATACAATATTATATTATAACGGAGATACTAATGTAATTACAAAGGTATTAATAAGTAAGACAGATAGTGATGGTATAGATATTTTATCTTTTAATCCTTCTTACAAGGTATTATCTGTTAATATTTTTTATAGAGATGATGAAGGGGATTTGTTATTTTTTAATGATGGATTAAATCCTCCAAAGGTAATAAATGTATCAGCAAACTACGGCACTTCTTGGAAATTAGAGTATTTACTAATAGCTAAAGCTCCTCCAGTAATGACGCCTAAAGTAGTTTATGAAAATGATACTACTATTACAATTAATAATTTAAGAAATAAATTATTTCAGTTTTGTTATAGATATGTTTATGACAATAACGAAAAATCTGTATGGAGTTCAAAAAGTATAGTTCCTTTACCTCAGCAGCCATCTTTAAATTTTACAGATAACACTGCTACAAATAATGCTAGAATAGCTGTATTATTTTCAACTGGAGGCATAGACGTAAGGGCTATTGAGTTGTCATTTAGAGAAACCACTAATGGTGTAACTAGCGATTGGTATTTAATTAAATCATTTGATAAGCAGGCGCTTTCGATTAGCGATAATGTAGTTTATGATTTTAAATTCTATAACGATGCAATTTACACACAAATAGATGTTTTAGAGGCAGATCAATTACAAGATTATGTTCCACTTAAAGCAAATGCCGCTGAATTAGCAAATGGTAATGTTTTATTATATTCTGGTATTACAGAAAGCTATAATAAAACCACTATGGATTTATCAATAGCTCAATATACTAATGAAACTGCTTATTATTACGATCAATGTGGGTTATTGTTTTTTGCTAGTGTAAATGGAATAGACAATGGTGCTGGTACTTCTATTACTTTTTATTTGTATGGTACAGGTACTAATGGAGGTAACGGAACAGTTACTACGCTTAACAACGCAGCAGGTGGATATTATGTAAATATATTTGCTACTAATGGAACTGATTTAAGTACATCTTATTCAACTTCTGGATTAACAACTTCATATACCGTTAATAGCATATTAAGTGGCCTTTCTGCTGCAATGGTTTTGAAAGGATTTACGCAGACATCTTTGGTTGGCAATAAACTTGTAATGAGTCTTTCGTCTGGTTTTGTTTTAACATCTACTGGATTTAAAACATTCCCAGTATTGGATAACGATAATACAAGATTTGCTAGCGTTTGGGATGCTGGTTATCAATATGCAGTTCAGTATTTTGATGCTCAAGGAAGAACAATTGGCGCACAGACGGCTATTGGTGGTACAATAAATACACCATCAAGAGTTCTTACGTCTAATTTCCCAACAATATATTTGTCTATACTAAATAGACCTCCATTATATGCATCTTATTATCAAATTTTAAGATCAAATAATACTACATATAATAAGAGGCTTGGATGGATAAGCGCATCAGCATACTCTGGGATAACTTCAGCAATTGACAATACTAGATTTATTTATATAGGTATTGGCAATATTTCTGTTTATAATGAATCTATAAGTTCAACACAAAATGTTGTTTCTTATAACTATACCGAAGGGGATAGAATTAAATTCATAAGAAGATACGATGTAAACAATAATTCAGTTAGTTTACCAGCTCAATATGATTATGAAATAGTTGGTACTGTATCAACATTTGAATATAACATTTCATATCCAGTACCCCTAGCGCCTGATAATAATACATATACGGCTAATGGAAACTTTTTAAAAATAAGATATCCTTTAGCGGATATCGGTGTTAATTTTGATTTTCCGGGAACTGCTGATTTTCAACATTATGAAATATTATTGTATAATTATACAAGTAATTCTTCTTCAACGCAAAGATTTTTTTATGAATTTGGGCAAGGTTATGGAATTGGTAAACCGGGCACAGCTGATAGATACCATTTTGGTGTTACTCAATTAGCAAATGGTGGCGCGGTTGTTCCTGTAACAAATGGCGATTTATTTTATAGACTAAGAAATGTACCATATAGCGATAATTTTAATTATACATCGACTACATTTCAAATTCCTACAACTTCGCAAACAAGCGAAACTTTTCCTATAACAGTTACGCCTACAATAGATAACACTTCATATACTATACAAACACAGCCTAATGCTGTTGCTGCTTTATCTGGGACAAGTTTCCCAATATGGTCTAGTACAGGATTTTTCTTTTATAATAAATCTGCTAGTGCTGAAAAGGTATTATCTATTAAGGGGTCTTTGCAAGTTACGTCTAATGGTAACTCAAGTTTTTCTGTTTACGCTATAATTTGCACTAATTTAATACCTCTTGCGCCTAAATTTACTATTTCATTACTTCCATTAGAAGTAAATTCTTTACTTGCTAATACAGCTGCTACTTATGAAATTAATAAAAGATTTAGCGTTCCACCAACTGGTAAAGTTTGGATAGTTGCGACTATAACAAGTACTGGTATTAATAATTTAGTTTTACAACCATTTGATTTTGAATTCGATATAGTAAAAGACAATATAATTGAAATAATAGAGTCAAGCTTTAGTGATAACTATAATTTAGTTACAAATAGTAATGGAAGGCCTTCGGTAGTAGATGAAAATGCAAAACAAACATATTTCCCTACTTTAATTAGATTTGGAGGTGCTTATCAAGTAAATACAAACATCAACCAAATAAACAATTTTAAGTACGAAAATTTTGACGAATACGATAGAAGCTTTGGTGATGTAATGAGGCTTCATGTGAGAGATAGATACTTAAAAGTGTATCAAAAATTCAAAGTGGGCAATGTTCCTATTTTAACGCAAATAGTTAAAGATAGTGCCAACAACCCATTACAAGCAAATACAGATCAATTAATTAACAAAATCCAGTATTATTCTGGAGATTATGGCATAGGGGATGCATCAACAAGCCTTGCATGGAATAACTTTGCAGACTACTTTGTTGACAACTATAGAGGAGTTGTTTGTAGATTAAGCCAAGATGGTATTACGCCAATTAGTATAACTAATCTAACTAATGCCTTTTTCGTAGATAAGTTAGCCGCATATAGACAAGAATTAAACAATGGAATTCCAAGCAATGGTGTTTATACAGGTAACCCGTGTATTTATGGTGTTTTTGATGCTTATACAAATAAATATATTCTTGCATTAGAGGAAATTAATAGATATATTACTACTACAACAACAACATCTACTACAACCACAACAACATCTACTACAACAACAACGACTGCTGCCCCAACAACAACTACTACAATAAGTCCAACAACAACAACAACAACAACGCTTGCTCAAGAATGGTATTATATTTATGACTGCTCTAATGGAAGTATAGTTACAAGTACTAATTATGTTCAGGGTACATTTACTTTGAATCAAACAGTATTTAGTCCTATCACTGGAAGGTATTATTATATTTCAAATATATCAGCAACTAATCCGGGTGCGCCTAATTATTTTATACAAGCTTTTGCAGGAACTTTATGTCCTTCCACAAGTACTACAACAACCACTTTACCTCCAATAGTACTTAATTTAGAAGTATTATGTGATAATGTAGGTACAAATAAAGGAAAAGTAGTAGCTACATGGACTGGAGGTAGTGGAACTGGTTATCAATTAAGAGCAGGGTATGGGTTTATTTATAGTTCTTATAGGTCTATGGGTACAACACAAACTTTAACATTAACAAGTGATACAAACCCTTACGATGGCGCAAGTGGATTAAGAAATACAACGGGAGGTAGTGATATCTTTTCTGTTCAAGTAATTGACAATAATGGAACCGGCTCCTTTAATTCCACAACCAAAAATACTGCTATTAATTGCGCAATTACAACTACAACTACTAGCACTACAACTACTACTACATTAGCTCCAGTTAATTTCGGAGTTTCTGGTGGATGTACTGACATAGGTGGTGATAATGGAGCTGGAACAATGACAGGTTTTAGTGGAGGATCTGGAGTATATCAAGCATCTAACAATACATATTCAACAGAAAACTTAGCATTAAATGGTATTTATACTGATGTAAGTTCTATAAGAACATTTTCTGGTTTATCCGTTGGTACATACTTTGTAGCATTAAGAGATAAAAATGATACAAATAACAAAATAGCTAAATCATTTGCGGTAACAGATTGCCCTACAACGACTACTACGACTCAGCCTCCTGTAACTTTTAACATGAGTGCAGTTTGTACGGGGGTTACTCAATCAATAACAATTGACACATTTGCTGGAGGAGATAATACTAATTATTACGCAAATACGATTACTTATGTTGACGCTGTTTCAGCTATTAACGGAGCAACAACTTTGGTTGGAGGAACTGGAAGTTCTAGAACTTTTACTGGACAAACTTCTGGAACTAGATACGTTTACGTTTATTCTGGCACAAGGTCATTGGTAAAGGCAGCTGGCAATTCTTGTACAACAACTACGACCACAACTACAACTACTTTACCTCAAGTATGGTATTTATTATACAATTGTGCTACTGGTGAAAATACTACATCAACCAATTATTTACAAGGAACATTTGCTTTAAATGATAGAGTAACAGCAATAGGACAAACATATAGAATAGATCAAGTTTATTTTAGTAATCCGGGAGGCACTCAATTGTCAATTACTGCTACTGGCTCTACTGGATGCCCAGCTACAACAACTACTACAACTACAACAACTTTAGCACCTGTAAACTTTAATATAAGTTCAGTTTGCGATGGAGGTTTCCAAGATGTTACAATTAATGGATTTACTGGAGGTAATGGTAGCTACCAAGCAAACGATACTACATACGACAATGCGTCTGCTGCAATTTCAGGAGCGTTTAGTGCCGTATCTGGTAGTAGATTTTATAATAATCAACCGGGAAACACAGATAGATATGTAGCCGTAAAAGATAGTACTGGTTTTGGTTTAGTGATTAAATTTGTTAATGCAAATTGTGCTACTACAACTACTACGACTACCGCAGCTCCTACAACTACAACTACTACTGCGGCTCCTTATGATGTATTTATCATGACAGAGTATGGTTGCAGTGGAGGTTCTTGTGTTGCAACTGGTTTAGAACAATATGGTGCATTCCCGGTAGGGTTTACTCCAAATGCTATTAGATTTTATAGACCAGCTACTCCTACAGGATTTGCATATCAAGTTGGAACTAGATTCCAAGCTGGAACACCTTATATAATAATGAATTCTACTTCTTTCGTATCTTGTGCAACAGCCGCAGGATGTTAATTATAAAAGTGTAAAATATGTATAATATAACATTAAATTTTTTAAAAGATAACGCAGTGCCAATAGCCATAAATTATGTGGCTTTGGGCAGTACATACGAAGAAGCTGTAGAATCTGTAAGATTGCTTGCTGAAGAAAGAATTTTAATTATGGGCGGATCAATTATATCAATTATATAAAAATGGCAGCAACATTAGTATTTCATCAAGACCCTTATACCATATCCTTTGACGAGGTAGGTAATGGATTTGAGTCTTTTTACTCATATTATCCAGAATTTATGGGCAACCTTAACACTACCATGTTTTCTTTTAAAAATGGCGGATTATGGACTCATACAAGCAGTACTTATTGTAATTTCTATGGAATACAACATCCTGCTTCTATAACTACCGTATTTAATTCTGGTGCATTGGATAAGAAAACATGGATTTCCTTGATGGAAACAGGCAATACAATATGGGCTGCTCCTTCTATTTATACCCAAATGAATAGCTACGGCACAACTCCACAGCAAAGCCAGCTTTTGGCTTCGGATTTCCAAGTGCTAGAGTCTGAGTATCACGCTTCATTTTTAAGAGATTCCAACAGTATTGGGGGGCTTATGAATGGGAGTACATTAAAGGGTGGTTATATTGTAATAAAATTTGAGAAAACTAATGCAAATACTTTCGTATATTTGAACAGCGCAACAGTTAAATTTATTGACTCACCATTGAACAATAGGTAATGATAGTAAGGGAAAACGATATTCAAATAGATGAGCTTGAGTCTGTTATGATTCAAAGCCCAGATATTATAGATGCCCCTTTAGCACATAAATTTACTGATGGTATGTATATTAGAGAAATCTTTATGCCAGCAGGCTCTTTATGGACAAGTAAAATTCATAAAACAGAGCATCCTTATGTCGTTTCTCATGGCAAAGTAGCAGTTTCAATAGATGCACAAGAATGGTATGAAATAACAGCTCCATATACAGGAATTACCAAGCCCGGTACTAGGAGAGTTTTATATATTTTGGAAGATTGCATTTGGACTACATTTCATAGAATTGATGGAATGAAATCTGAATATAATGATTTGCTTTTAGAAGAAGTTGAAAAAATAGTAGAACAAATAGAAGATAAAATATTAGAGCCTCATATTAATCATATTACTGGTTCAGATGTTGGCAAAGAATATAAAGAAATTTTGAATAACATTAAAAATTTGCAATTATGAGTTTTGCAGTATTAGGCGTTGGCGGAGGTATAGCGGCAATAGCAGCTGGCACAGGAGCTGCCGCTTCAGGAGCAATGGCACTTGGATCTAACCAGAGAAGAAGAAGGAGAGAAAGAGAGTTGGACGAGTATGCTAAACAAAGTCCTTTATATCAAGGTAGCAAACCTATTAGTGAATACTATCAGGCTGCTATGAATAGATTTAATGAGAATCCTTATCAATCGCAACAATATCAAGTAGGCGCAAGAAATATTCAAAGAGCAACAGCTCAAGGATTAGGTGCATTGCAAGATAGACGTTCTGCATTAGGAGGTATTTCTCGTTTAGCTCAAGGTCAGGCAGATGCTTTAACTAATTTAGGTGTAAATGCTGAAGCTCAAAGAAATGTTAGATTTGGTCAATTAGGTGGTGCTACACAGATGAAAAATCAAGACTTAATGCAACAATTCCAAATTAACAAAATGGATCCATATCAAAGACAATTGCAATTAAAGCAATTAAAATCTCAAGCTGCAAACCAAGAGTATGCTCAAGATGTTAGCAATACAATAGGTAGTTTAAGCAATGCTGCCTCTATTGGCCTTAGTGCTGGTTCAGGAATGGGCGGCGGAGGTGGTAATAAAGGAGGATTGTCCGGTGTTGACTTAGCAAAAAATGACGCTATACTAAATGAATTTAATGCAACAAGAGGTAAATTGAATCCAAATTTTATACCTAATGCAAGGGGAATATATCCTCAACAATCTGATTTTATGAAAAATATGTCAAACTGGAATGCTTCTCGTAGTTTAAAAGGTTAATTTTAAAATATAAAAATATAAAAAGTGGCAACAGGATTATTAGGAATAAACCCATATTACAAAGGTGTAAGTATAGATATATCTAAACCAATTAATTTAGCTATTCAATTACAACAAAAAGAACAAGCTAAAGCGGAAGCATTGGAAAAATATTATATGGATTACGAAAAATCCATAAATCCAAAAGGTTTGGGGAGGGGAGAAGCAGAGGTGTTTAATAAAAAATTCAACACAGCGAGAGAATATTGGATGAAAAACAAAGAAGCCATTTTAAATCCCAGAAGATACGGTATGGATGCTCAAAGCACATATATGGCTGCATTAAAAGATGCACAAGGATACATTGAGTTAGGGAAACAAGCTACAGCTGAAAGAAAAGCTTTTGTAGATTATATTAATAAACAAAAAGCACAAGGTAAACATATTTCAGATAATTATTTACAAGTAATGGAAAATGCAATGAGGCCGGTTGAAGGCGGATATGTTGCACCAGATTTTTCTCAAATAAAAATTTATGATCCACATGATCCAATTAAGTTTGGTCAAAAATTAGACTTGATTCTTAAAAGAACAGAAGGCGTACCAACAAAAGAGTTTTTGCCGGGTTCTAGAACAGAGTTTCAATGGGCTACTCCAAAAACAATTAATAAAGATGAAGCAAGGTCTATCGCTTATAGCGAATTGCAAGACGATGGTTATAGAGAATATATTTCTAATGTAACAAAAGACCCAGTATTTTTAAAATCATTAGGTGATGTTTATAAAAAAAGAACTGGTCAAAATTTAAATGTTAATGATTTAAGAGAAGTTTCGTATGCAAATGTTTTAGCTCAAGCTCCAGATGTTGTAGATAGAGTGAAGCCAGAATTAACCGAGTCTGAAAAAACAAGATTAGCTTTATCTAGGCAAAAATCAACGACTCCAATAACAATGCCTGAGGAGGGCAATTTGTTAGATCAAATTCCAGATATTAATTTAGCTTCTGGTGGGAAGATTTCTTCAGGAATTGCTTACGATAAAAGCGGGAAGCCATTAAATGGGGAGATTTATATAGAAAAAACAAAACTTCCTAATGAATGGTTTTCAGTAATTGGTAATCCAAAGGGAGTTAATGGTTTTAATGTTAAATTTATTGATGGAAGTCCAGAAGTAATAAGTAATAAAAGAATTGGAACTATCAATAGACAGTCTATGATTAATTATCAAAGGAAATATAATACAGAGCCTAAAAGTTCACCTCAGTTAGATTTTAGCAATAGTAAATATACTGCGACTAGTGCAAATGGAATGAAGATATATTCAAAAGATGGCGTAAACTGGTTTGATAATAAAGGTAAAAAAATTCAATAATGCCGGAAAACGATAAAATACAATTACCGAAAGGTTTTAAGTTAGATCAAGGAGCTGGTCAACCAGAGGTTAAATTACCTAAAGGTTTTACTTTAGAAACTGCCGATGTAAAAAAAAAAGTTGGTGGAGAAGAATCTTCCCTTACAGAATTATCATCGAAAGGATTTAGTCCAGAGCAAATTAGCTTACTTCAAACCGGCACTAAGCCGCCTAAACCTGTTGGTAAAACAGGGGCTACAACTATTATCCCAACAAATATTACGCCTGATCAAAAAGCTTACGAAAGAGAATTAAAGCGTCAAGATGCAGCTATAAATACCCTTAAAAACACTTACAGCAAAAAGGGTTTAAATTTTAACGAGAAAAGCAAGAGAGGTCAAGAACAAATAGCCGAACTATTAGATAAAGAGATTAATAATGATCTTACTTTAGTTACTGGTAAAGATCAAAAGCCATATTTAGTTAGAGGTGAAGGATTTTTAGAATCAGCTGGTAGAGGCATTTTAAGAAGTATTATAGACCCAATAGAATCAACAAAAATTAATTTTACCAATGATGCTGTGGAATTAGCAGACTTATTGGATGAAAAGATAAAAGAAGAACCTAATGTACCAGAAAGTGCGCCAACAAGAGTTGGTGGGTATTTAGGAGAATTAGCTGGTGGGTTGCCTAAGATGATGGCTTTATTGGCTATCCCTGTTGCGGGCGAATCTGCAATGGTTGGAGAAATGTATCATAATGCCCTTGCAAATCAAAGGAGAGTACTATATGAGAGAGGATTGCAAGAAGGAATGGATAGAACAACAGCTGCCCAAAATGCAATGAAAAATGCTCCAATTACAGCAATTCCAGATGCAATCGTTGGTGCAGCATTGGCTAGAGGAGTAGGAGGCAAACCAGCCGGTGCTGAAATTATACCTAATGCCGCTAAGGAGTCATTCTTAAAAGCAACCGGTAATGGATTAAAAGGTGTTGCTAAGGTTTCTGGTATTGGTGGTGCGGCAGAATTTGGAAGATCAAAAGCAGAACAACAATTAGGATATAATGTTACTGACGCAGAAGCTATTGAGAATGGTTTAAGAGGTATGGGAGAATATGCAATTATGGATGCTGCATTTAAGCTTGCTCATTCGGGGCCGAAATATTTAAGCTCAGCAGCTAAGAATTTATTATCTAGTGTGCCTAAAGAGGTATTAGAAGTAGCCGCAGAAAAATATCCTGATGGCAAACAGACTCTTGAAGATGTAGCTAAGTTTACAGAAACAAAAGCCAAAGTACAAGATTTTGTGCCAGAAGAAAAGGTTGCAGCGGTTGCTGGTTTGACTGAAAAAGCTGATAATTTAAAATTAGATATTGAAGCCTTAGAAGAAAAGAAGAAAGCGCTTCCACCAGCGATAGCGTCTAAAGTTGATGTTGAAATTGCAGATAAAAATAAAGAAATTAAATTTTATGACAATCAAATTAAGAAAGTTGTAGAATCAAAAGATATTACTGGTATTAAAGAAGAAATAGACGATTTAACAGGATTAAAAGCTGGAGAAATTCCTGTTGAAGAATATGATTTAAAGAATGGAGATATAATTACCGCAAATATTTACGGTAAACAAGAAAAAGGCAAAGTCATTGGAGTGGGTACCAAAAGAGGGGAAATAGTAATTGACTTTATAGATGAAAATAATAATCAAAGATTTGTTTATGCTGATCAGGTTCAAAACATAGAAAGAGGTCAAGCGGAAATAGATAATCTTTCTAGTAGCCAAAAAGCTAGATTAAATGAATTGCTTAATAAAGAAGAATTAACTCAAGAGGATCTTGCTGAAATAAGTCAATTGAATAAAGCTAAAACTGAAGTTAAGCAAATAGAAGCTCAATTCCCAGAAACATTAAAAACAGAAAAATATGCCGTACAAGAGCCAAGCCCAGAGGGCGTACTTCAACCTGAACAAGAAAGAGTTAGAGAAACAGGGGGTGAACGTAAAAGAGTGGAACCAAGCGTCAAAGGGAAAGAAATTGCCAAAGAAGGTAAGCAAGCTAAAATCGATGAAAAAAGAACCCCGCAAGTAAAGCCACTTTCAGAATTTAAAGTTGGCGATAAATTTGTTTTTGCCACAGATAAGGGTGGTTCAGAACATACAATAGTTTCTATCGACAATGGAATTGTAAAGTTTAAGACAAAAGGATCTAAAGAAGTTTCTTCTGCTTCAGAAATTCAAAGACTGGGAAATGATTTAGCATTATTAAAATCTGATTGGAATAAGGGAATTAGACCAAATGAATCAGAATTAAAAGGAAGCAGATTTAAAACAAAAATAAAAACGACTAAAGAGCAGATAAATAATCTTACAAAGGAATTATTAAAAGTAGATTACGCGGGAGCAGAGCCAAAAGAAAATCCTGAATCAGCTAAAGATTTTTATGAAGATGTAGCAAGAAGATATTTAGAAAATGATATTGACATTGTAAAAGTAGTTGATGATCTGCATGGCGGGAAGGATAGATTGCAAGAAATAATAAATGGGGTGGCTCCTAAAAAAACATATCAAGAGGCTTTAAAAGAAAAGCAAGAAGCTGAAAAGAAACAAACAAGACAAGCAGCTGGAGAAAAAGCAGCGGTTAGCAGAAGAATATTTGATAGAGTGTTTAAGATGGATGTTCCTGAAGATGCTGAGCAAATAGCATTGAGATATTTGGCTGATGGCGGCAAAGTTAGTAAGGCGGCTGTAGATGAAGCGTATGGCTCAGTAAAGCGTGCTGCATTGAATACCGGCAGAAGGGAGCTTTTGTCTGAAGAAGTAAAATCTAAAGATTTTGTTGGTGGTAAAGAAACTTTGGATGAAATAGCTCATAAATTATGGGAAGAAAGTGGTCAAAGAGTACCAGAAAGTGAAATTAAGGATAGATTAATGGCTGAAATTGGTAATAATAATACCAGATTAGAAGCGGCCGAGGCTTATTTAGAAAAATATGATTTTGAATATCAAGAAGAAAAAAGATATGAAAGATTAGCTCAAGAAGCTGAAGCAGAATTCCTAGAGGAGCAAGCTAAATTAGAAGAAGAACTTAGAAAACCATTGGACGAACAAATTGAAGGCGAAGCGTCTGAAGAACACATAAACAACTTAATAAAACAATATGAAGCAGAAATTAAAGGAGAAGATCAACAACTTAGACCCGAGAGTAAGGGAGAAGCTGTTAAAGAGATTAGCAGCAGAGAGGCTGGAGAAAAGGTTGCAAAAACAGAAGCCGAGTTAGCAAAAGACTACAAAGAGGTAATTAGTAAGGCTAGTAAAAAAGCCAAAGAAAATGCCAAAAAAGACTTTGTAGATCGTAACTTTGATAGCATAGTAGCAAAATTAAAAATTCAAATAAAATGCCCAACGTAAAAAATTTATTAAGCCCTAGCATGAAGAAGGGCTTGCAAAAAGCAATATACCTAGAACTGTATCAATCTAACTTATGGAAACATACAGCTAACCAGTTACAAAGATTAGGTTATTTTGGTAGTCAAAAGTATTTCTTAGCGGAAAGCGCAGAGGAATTAACACATTATCAAATATTAGTTGATTTTATCAATGATATGGGTGATGTGGCGGAAGTTCCAAAAATTGACGAAGCAGACGATACAATTGATTCATTAGCTACAGCATTGCAGGTGGCTTATGATATGGAGCTAGAAGTGTATAATCAATACAAAAAATTATATGCTGAAGCTGACGAAGAAGATTGCGCTGTTGCAATTTTCTTACAACAATTTGTTACTATCCAAGTAAAAGCCGTTGGCGCTTACGGAGATTTAATCAGTCGTTATAATAGATGCGGAACAAACGAAGCTGCTATCTTAGAATTTGATGAGTATTTATCAGAACAAAATAATACATATAAATAATGGGTTGCATTTACGTTATAGATGGTGTAGAGTATAATGAAGCACAGCTTAAAGAATACTTGGCTAAAAACTTGGAAGCTTTTTCTGAAGAATTAGCTGGCGAAGAATCTGAAATAAGAGGAATCAACAAAGCCGCTAATGAAATAAGAAGAAACTTTTTAGGTATGGAAAGCTATGATCCAGATGTTATTACCAATTATGAAGCAAATCAAAAAGCTGAACAATTGATGAGAGATGGCTATGACGTAGATAAAATGCTTACTCGATTAGAAAGAGGCGATCAAGTTACTTTAGTTGAGCAAGAAATGATTAAAATTCTAAACATGGAATTGGATGCTAAAATAGCAGAAAATCCAACAGACGAATTGCTTGCAAAACAAAGAAGATTAACGCAAATAAATGATTTAATTGGTAGCGATCCAGCTAGAATATTACAAGCTAGAAGGGGTATGCCAGAACCAATGACAAGAATATCCGATTTCTATGTAGATAAAATGAATAGAAATGGAGTTGAGATATTGACTGCTAAACAAAAATTAGAGGCAAAGCAAGACTATGAAAACTTGCAAAAAGCAAATGAGGAAGTAGAAGGTTTGAGAAATAAAGTAAATGAAGTTGCTGCCAAAGATTTAGTTGAAAGAGAAATAAAAGAAACAAAAAGCACACCGAAGAAAAAAAGAGATTACGCTGCTGAAAGAAGCAAGGTAATAGGAAGTATTAAGCAAAAGCTAAAAGATATTCGTCAAGGTAGAAGTGGCGTAACAGCCGTGCCATTACCGGGCGTTCAAGAATTTATTGAGATTGCTCCAGATGTAGCAAAATTAGCTAGATTATTTGTAGAAGAAGGTTTTGATAAATTAGATGATGTTGTAACTAAGGTACATGAAGTATTAAGAACAGAATTAGCAGGTCTTACAAAGAAGGATGTGCAAGACATGATTGCTGGCAAATACAGCAAACCAAGAGAAACCAAATCAGAAATACAGGTAAAAGTTGAGGCATTAAAGAAAGAGGCAAAACTACTTAATGAAATTGAGGAAGTAAAAGCCGGCAAGCCAAAAACAGAAAAAGAAGAAGTAAGAAAGAATCAAAGAATTGCAGATTTAAATAAGCAATTAGTACAAGCTAAAAAAGAAGCTGGTTACTACGATGATACTAGAATCAAACAAGCAGAAAAAGCTGTATCTAAAAACATAGAAGAATTAAAAAGAAGAATTGAGGATAAAGATTTTGAAGTAGAAAAAGCTGCAAAGGTTAGTAGTCCTAAATTAGAGGAATTAAGAGCAGAGCAAAAAGCTTTAAGAGATGAATTTAATGCTTTAAAAAATGAGCAGAAAGTTAAAAAAGATGCAGGAGAAACTAAGCTTGAAAGTTCCGTAGGTAGGGTAGAAAAAGACATCGCAGAATTAGAAAGAAGATTAGCGGAGGGTGATTACTCAGACAAACCAAAGCGTCTAAACATATTGGACGATAGAGAATTAAGAAAAAGGAACCCAGAATTATTTAATAAATACTTAGATGCTATTGACAAAAGAGATACGTTATTGCATGAGTATGAATTAAAAATGGCAAGAGAGGAAATTAATGCTAAGAAAGGTTATGAAAAAATAGCTGCCGAAACCGGTAAATTAGCTAAAGAAGGATTTAATACAGTTAAAGCGCTTAAAGCCGGAGTTGATAACTCTGTAATATTTATTCAAAACGGATTGGCTGTAATGAATCCAATGAATATTAAAGCTACACTAAAAGGACTTGAGGCTCAGTTAGATGTAGTTGGAAGTGAAGGTAATTTTAGAAGAAGATTAGTTCAAATACATGAGAATAAGCCATTGATGGATATGATTACTAGGTCTGGATTGGATATTATTGATCCAAAAGGATTTAGGGAGTCTGTTACCAATGAGCAATTTGGAGGGGCAAACTGGTTAGAAAAATTAAAAATAAAAGTAAAAGGTAAAGAATATAAAGCTTCAATGCTTACGGCACCTTTTGAAAGAATATTTGCTGCATTTAGTAACGAATTTAGACTTCAGATATTTTTAAGAGGAGCAGAAAGATTAATAGCTAAGGGTAAAACATTAGATAATAACATTGAGGATTTCAAAAGCTTAGCAAGCTATGCAAATAACATTACTGGTAGAGGCAAGATACACGAAGCATTGAAAAGAGCAGAGCCTGTAATTTCATCTTTAATATGGGCGCCTAGTCTTATGTCATCTTCATTAAACCTAATGGGACTAGGAGATGTGGTAAATTTAGGTAAGAATAAGGGTTATTATAGAAATATGACTCCTGAAGTAAGAAAATATGCTATTAAAGAAACAGCTGCTGGTATTGCTATGGGTGCATTAGTTATGGGTGCAATGGCGCTTGATCCAGATAAAGAAGTGGATTATGATCCTACCAGTGTAACATTTGGTCAAGTTAGAGATACCAAAAATGGCTGGTCTTATAATGTGTTTGGTAGATTTACGCCGTATGTAAGATACCTAGCAATGATGTCTTTGAGAGGCAAGAGAATTGATGGCAAGCCAGTTAAATTTGATGCTAAAGCTGAAACATATAAGTTCCTTAGAGGTAAAGCTGCTCCAGTAGCAGGTGTAGGCGCTGACTTGTTATTTTCAAAGAATTTTCAGGGTAAAAACTATTCTTTAGATGATAAGGGGCAGATTGCTAGTGATTTATTTGAGCCATTATTTGTTGCAGATTTAAGAAAACAAATGGAAATAGATGGCACAGACGCCCTTTTAACTAGAGGTATCCCATCTTTTGTAGGTATCAAGGTCGTAAATGAAAAAATGTATGATGAAAGAGATTTATCATCTTTGCTTAAAAACACTCAAGATTCAGAGTCAATGGATAAAAACCTTATCGTAAACTATAATGATAACGGAAGATACATAACCAAAGAGGAATTTAAAGAATTCGCCAAGCAAAGAGATGAATTAATAGGGGAATATATTACCAAAATACATGAAAAAGGCGTACCAGTTTTAGAGGAAGAAAAGGTAGTAATTAAGCCTATTACAGAAGTTCCAAAAGAAGATTTGATAAAAGAAATCAATAGACTTAAAACGCTTGCAACCAAAAAAGTTAAGGAAAAATTATTCGGTGAAAAGCCAGAACCAGAAGATTATTTAAAAGACGAATTACAGCTTACAAGAGATGATTTAGGTATAGGCGCTGAGCAAGAAGAACCCTAGAAATTTTTTGGAGTTAAATAGCCTGAAATTTCTTATATTTGGTCTAAATTTTAAATACAATGCCGTTAACTCCCAATTTTTCAGCTAGCCAGAATTATGGTACACCATCGGTTATTACTTTAACAGATACCTCAACTGGTTCTGATGGAACTATAGCAAAAAGACGAGTATATATGTTGCAAGCTAATGGTACTTATTTAGTGCCAGCAGGAACAACTACAAATTATGTAGATTGGTCTTTAGCAGATACTTCAATTAGTTTAGATGTTTTAGCTCAAGATTCAGCATTAAGTATAACTGTTCAATGGTTAACTTCTGGTAATACAGTTGTTCAATCAAAAACAACTTCATTCGCATTTACAGCATACAATGAAACCTTTTACTATGGCTTAACAGAGAGCCAAGTAGCAAATTCTAATTTGACTGCAAGTACTAATTGGTATCAAAATAAAATGACATTAAGAGTGGAGTTAGATAGTGCAACACAAGCAATTTCATTCGCTTCGGATATATTTAGTGCGCAATCAGCATTGAACAGAGCAACTTATATTTCTACAAACTCAAATTTCTTTTTCTAATGGCAACACCAGCAGAAGTAATATCATTAGCTAAAATATCCGAATACCTATGGAATGACGCTATACCAAAAGAAAGCGCATTTTTTGGTGGTACGATTGATCCTCGTAAAGCAACACAACTTTACATGGAATGGAAAGCTTTAGAATATGGCAATAACCAAAACATAACAAACGGAACAGGCGACTCCCCACAAACATTACAAGGTGTAGCTAATTATGTTTATGCTCTTTGTGGAGCTAAATTAGCTTTGGCAAATCAAATATTAGTAGCAGGCGGTGGAGGCGGATCAGTTGTACCGGGCGGCGGTGGCTTAGGTGTACGCGAGTACTCTAAATTCGCTGTTGAAGGCACATCAAGTATTAGCTTCCCAGAAGCAATTAATTCAACATTGCTTTATGCATCTCGTGGAGGTATTGATGTGGGAGCTATCCTTACTTCAGGTACTCCAACAGGAAGCCAAGTATTATGGAATTCAACTTCAGGCACTTTAACTGTAGCATCTGATGTTCCATTCTACTTAAATGAATTTGTAAGAATATTAGTTAAATAATTATATGCGCCAATTAAAAGATAATCCAAACTACTTAGTAACCCTTGATGGTAAGGTATTCTCTTTACATTCAATGAGATTTTTAACTCTTGCAGAAAAGAATGACTATATGTATGTTAAAATTGGATCAAAAATGCATAGAGTGCATAGATTAGTGGCGCAAACTTATTTACCAAATCCAGAAAACAAAGCAACAGTAAATCATATTGATGGGAATAAATTAAATAATTTAATTTGTAATTTAGAATGGATGACACAATCTGAAAACATTCAGCACGCTTGTGATACAGGACTTAGACCTGTAAGCGAATTAATGCGTGAAAATGGCAGAAGGATGAAAGGTAATTTGCTGACAGGAAGCAATCCCCATACAATGAAATTAGTTTTAAACGAAGAAACTGGGATTTATTATGAAAGCGCAACTGAGGCAGCAGAATCGATAGGGATGAAACCCAAAAATTTTTGGAGAAGGTTGAATGGAGATATGAAAAATAATACAAACTTTAAATACGTTTAACTGTGGCAATACAAGGTCTTTTTTCAGGCGATTTAAAAGTAAGGGGACTAAACGGAGTTCTTATTGCTAGCGATGGTATCGTTACAGCAACGAGTTTTTCTTCTGGTTCAAGCGGTACTAGTGGATCGAGCGGTTCTAGTGGTACAAGTGCTACTAGTGGAACTTCTGGTACAAGTGCAACAAGTGGAACTAGTGGTACAACTGGAACGAGTGGTAGCAGTGGAACTAGTGGCACGACTGGATCAAGCGGTAGCAGTGGTACAACTGGTACTAGTGGTTCTAGTGGCACAACTGGCACAAGTGGATCTAGCGGCAGTAGTGGAACTTCTGCAACTGATGGAACTGGTGGTACAAGTGGTACGACTGGAACTAGCGGCAGCAGTGGATCAAGTGGAACAAGTGGTACAGATGGTACAGGGGGAACGAGTGGAACAAGTGGCACAAGTGCTACGTCAGGTACGAGTGGAACCAGCGCAACTAGTGGAACCAGTGGTACTTCTGGCACCAGTGCGACAAGTGGCACAAGTGGTACTAGCGGCGTTCAAGGTGATAGATATGCCACAACTTCAACAACAATATTTACATTGGGTAATGCAGGAACAATAACTGTAGGTACTCAATTGGCATATACGGTAGCTCAATCTATTATTGTGGTTTATGATGCTAATAACTTCCAAGAGTGTGAGGTTACAGCTTATAATCCATCAACAGGCGTTTTATCTTTTGCAGCTCCTACAAGAACAGTAGGTAGTGGAACTTACAGCACATGGTCAGTGAATCTGGATGGTGCGAGTGGAGGTGATGGATCTAGCGGTACGAGTGGAACTAGTGGCTCCGCTGGAACGAGTGGAACTACTGGAACTAGTGGTTCTAGTGGATCTAGTGGAACGACTGGCACAAGTGGATCAAGTGGTAGCAGTGGCACTTCTGGCACAAGTGGTCGTAATGGTATTGATGGTTCTTCAGGAGCTTCTATTGCAAACTGGTATGGTGCGTTTTCAAGTACAACTACTCAAGTGGTTACTGGTGCGAATCAGGCAACAGCAATAACTTATAATCATGAAGAATTAGCAAATGGTATAGCTTATGCAGGTTCTCAAATCACAGTTCAACATACTGGTATCTATGAAATAGCATATTCTTTACAAGTAGAAGTTACTTCAGGTGGTGCAGCAGTAAACGTAGATATTTGGTTAAAAAAGAATGGTGCAAATATTATCAGAACAGACTCAATCTTAGGATTACAATCTAACTCTGGTAAGCAATTACCATACGTTTCAATTATAGATAGCGCAAACGCGAATGATTATTACGAAGTTTATTTCTCATCAACATCTGCCAATACTCAAATCACAGCAGTAGCAGCAAATGGAATTCACCCAGCAGCACCCTCAATCATTACCAACATCAAACAAATTGGTATTGCTGTAGGTACAACATCGGGAACTTCTGGTACGAGTGGTGTTAATGGTTCTTCTGGTATGACTGGTAGTAGTGGTTCGGCTGGTTCATCTGGCACCTCTGGTACAAGTGGTATTGATGGATCAACAGGTTCTTCTGGTTCGGCTGGATCGAGTGGTACAAGCGGTTCGAGTGGAACTACTGGTACAAGTGGATCGAGCGGTACGAGCGGTACGAGTGGCACAAGTGGTACGAGTGCAACTAGTGGTACGAGTGGTACGACTGGAACTTCTGGAACAAGTGCGACTAGTGGAACGACTGGTACGAGTGGTAGTAGTGGTACATCAGGTAACGCAACGACTTCAGCGAGAGCGGTTCAGACTTATACTTCAACAGCAGGACAAACTACATTTACTGTAACGAATGGTTATAATTTAGGAATGGTAGATGTGTTTGTGAATGGAGTTAAATTTGTGAATGGTGTAGATTACACAGCAACAAATGGTACAACAGTGGTATTGACAGATGCATTAACTGCAAGTCAAATTGTGGAGATTGATAATTACTTGACTGCGTTTTTACCAACCAATGCTCTTAGAACAATAACTACTTTTACTGCGACTGCTGGTCAAACAACATTTAGTGTTACATATACTCAAGGATTAATAGATGTTTATTATAATGGTTCTTGTTTAGCTCAATCAGAATATACAGCTATCAATGGTACAAGTATAATATTAGCAACTGCTTGTCAAGTAAATGATATAGTAGTAGTATATGCTTATAACTATTCAGTAGGAGCTTTTAGTGGAATTGGTGGATCTGGTACAACTAATTATGTTTCTAAATTTGCATCTTCAAGTACGATTGGTAATAGTCAAATCTTTGACAACGGAACTAATGTAGGTATAAGTACTGCAACTCCAAGTCAAAAATTAGAAGTTAATGTTACTTCTCAAGATGATGGGGTTAGAATAACTTCGTCATCTTCTAAACCAACATTAAGATTTTATTCAAGTGCCGCTAATTCATCTAATAGAAACTGGGCTATTAGTCCTAATGGACAAAATTTTGGAGATTTACAAATATGTACAAGTGCCGCACAGAATGGCGACCCAACCGCAGCAGATAGATTAACAAGATTAATTATTACTAATACTGGTCAAGTAGGAATTGGAACAACTACTCCAAATGATTTATTAGAAGTAAGAGGTGGCTTTATAAGATTATCTGCAACGGCAGGTAATGGGCCACAATTTAATTTATATTCAAATGGACAAACAAGTAATCATGTTACTTTAGCACAAGGATTTGCACTTGCAACAGATAATGTAGGATATTTATATAATAGGGCTAATTCAGATTTTGTTTTTGGAACTAATAATACTGAAAGAATGCGAATTCAGGCTGATGGAACAATTTTAGCTGGTACAACTAATGACGGTTTTTTTAATGGTAGTATTCAAGGTGTAGGTTTATTTGGTTCAAATGGATTTATTGCAGCTTCAAGAAATGGAAGTTCTACTGCATTTTTTAATAGATATACATCTACTGGCGATGTAGTTAATTTTAGGTATGCTGGTAGTAATGTAGGTAGTATTTCAACAAATGGCTCAACTGTTACTTTTAGTGGTAACGCAGTATCAGATGAAAGATTTAAAGAAAATATTAAACCAATTGAAAATGCTTTGGATTCTATAAATAAAATTGAATTTAAAACATTTGTTTATAAAAATAATCAACAATTTAGCGCGGGCGTAACTGCACAACAATTACAAACAATTGAAGAATTGTCAAAATATGTAATTGACGGAATTGACGAAGAATCTTATAAAGCGGTTGATTACAATGCAATAATTGGTTATTTAGGCAAAGCTATCCAAGAGTTAAAACAAGAATTAGACGAATTAAAACAAAAGTAAAATGCCATCATTAAATACAAAACTAGCCACAGCACCAAACGTATCGGCAAATTATGTCCTAAAAGCAACAACAAGCACTACTATAGGTAATAGCTTAATATTTGATAATGGAACTGCTATTGCAATAGGTAATGGTTTATCATCAGCAACACCACAATTAGGATTAATAGAAGCTACCGATGGTAGTGGTACTAATATAGCAGGTGCTGAATTAAGATTACAAGGTGGTCAAGGAACAGGAACAGGAGCTGGTGGAGCTTTAACATTCTATACAAGTGCTGCTGGTTCTAGTGGTAGTTCTACTAATAATGCATTGGAAAGAATGAGAATAGTTTCAAATGGCAATGTAGGGATTGGAACAACCAATACAACTGCAAGGTTTAATATTCAAGCATCTGCGAATTTTGAAACTCCAACTTTAGGTGCTGCAACTGGTACTATGGGCTATTTATCTGCTAATGGTCTTTATGGAATGTACATAGGAATTGGTAATAGTGGTAATACTTGGTTACAATCACAAAGAAACGATGGAGCAACTACTGCATATAATTTATTATTAAACCCTAATGGTGGTAATGTAGGAATTGGTACAAGTAGTCCAGCAAACTATTTTACTACTACTTTAACTATTGATGGTTCATCTTCTCAAGGTATAATGTTTAGAGCAAGTGGAACTGATAGAGGATTCTTATTTCAAGATGGTAGCTTTATTCAATTAGGCTCAAATGCTGGTGGTGTAATATTTAAGTCTAACGATACCGAAAGAATGCGTATTACAAGTGGGGGTATAATTTATGCTTTAAATAATGGTGTTGATGCAAACTACCAGCCAATGATTGGAGGAATGTATAGAGATAATACTAATGAAACTAATCTAATCCTAACGGCTGTTTCATCAGCAGCTTCTCAATCTGGATTTAGATTTGATGTTTCCAATGGTGCTGGTTCTACTGGTAGAACTACATCAATGACAATTAATAGGTCAAGTGTTACTATTGTTGGTTCATTATCAAAAGGTTCTGGTTCATTTAAAATTGAACATCCTTTAGACAGTAAAAAAGATACGCATCATTTAGTACACTCATTTGTTGAATCTCCTCAAGCTAATAATATATATAGAGGTAAAGTACAACTTGTAGATGGCAAAGCAGAGGTTAATTTAGATGAAGTTTCTACAATGACAGAAGGTACATTTGTACTTTTAAATAGAGAAATTCATACTTACACATCTAATGAAACAGATTGGTATGCAGTAAGAGGAAATGTAATTGGCAATATATTGCATATAGAATGTCAAAATGAAGAATCTAATGCAATTGTATCTTGGTTAGTTATTGGAGAAAGACAAGATAAGCACATGATGGATACTGAATGGACAGATGAAAATGGTAAAGTAATAGTAGAACCATTAAAACAAATTATAACCACAGAACAACAATAAACTCACTTATTAATAGATAAAGAATATGGGTAAGACTTTTTCAACAGGACTACTAACAAACGGTTTATGGCAAGACGCATCTAATAACATAGGTATAGGTGGCTCTCCTTCTGGTAGCTTTAAATTAGAGGTTACTGGTGCATCTAAGATGAGTGGCTTTTTAGGTGTTAATGGTAGCCCAGCTACATCATTCCCATTTGAGGCATATATCAATAGTTCTACTGCTTATTCATCTACATCAAGAGGTAATGTGATGAGAGTATATAATTCTAATACTGGTGCTAATATTTTTGCAGGTATAGAATTAGGTGGTGCTGGAACTGCTAATGATGGATTAGCTGGATTAAACGCAGTAGTAACTGGTAGTGGTAGTGCTGCTTTAACTTTTTATACAAGAGATGGCGGAACTTTTGCTGAGAGATTAAGAGTAGCTGCGAATGGTAATGTATCACTTGGTACGGACTCACCAACAAATTATAGTGGTTATACTACATTACACATTAACGGAAAAAGTGGTGCTGCTGGTGGATTATTGAGGCTAACTGCATTTGATAATAGTTCAAGCGTTAATATTTATGCTGCTAATGGTATAAATTTTAATACAACATCCGCAGTACCTTTTATATTTCTTACTCAAGATACCGAAAGAATAAGAATTACCTCTGCTGGTCTTGTTGGTATAGGAGTTTCAAATCCAAGTTCTGTTTTGGAAGCTAATGGAGATATTTGTACTGTTGGTTCAAACAGTTCTTTATCATGGGCAAATAGAAGTGGAAGTGGTAGATTTTCATGGTATGCACCAACTGGAAGTTATACATATTTATACAACTTAGGCAATATTGGTAATTTTAATATGTCAAGTGGTGTTTATACTGCCACATCAGACATTAATAAAAAGAAAGATTTTGAAGAATCAAATATTGGTTTGGATGCAATAATGAGTATAAAGCCAATGTTGTATAGAATGAAAAGTGATAATGAAAATGCTGAAAAACAATTAGGTTTTATTGCTCAACAAGTTCAACCTTTTATACCACAAGCATACATGGAAGATGGAGAGGGAGAAGATAAATTTATAGGTTTAACAGATAGACCAATTATAGCAGCTTTAGTTAAAGCAATACAAGAATTAAACGCTAAAGTATCAGCATTAGAGAATAAATCCTAAATTTGTAGCTACAAGGGTAGTTTGTCTATAACCATTTGAGCTGTTATTGAGGTTTGACACTCAAACATTCTTGTTGTATTCTTGTGATTTGGGCAAAAAAGATAGTCCCCAGCGTCAAAACGCACATCTGGTTTATTCCAACAAGCATGGCATACTTTATGGTTATAAGGGCGGATGCAACTGAATTCATGATCTTGTTCACTAAATCCAGCTATCATAACTACTTCTTTACCTAATGACCACGCAAGCCAGCTAAGGCCGCTACTAAGTCCCAAAAAAAGTTCAGAATGATAAATAACAGACATGGTATTCTCTATGCTTGTATCTTCTAATTGGTAGCAATTATTGAATGGATTGCGTTCTTTTGATACATTAATGACTTTATAGCCCCTTTCTACCAAAAAGTCTATAACTTCCTGCCACGAGCTTTTAAGCCAAAATTTAAGCCCCGCAGTGCTATTTGTGGCTATTGTTATGTATTTGCCATACATATTGGGCTTTTCTTCAAATTTTACCTTTGGTTTAATCTCACGATAGTCCAAGCCTAAGATATTGCTCGCTGATTGCTGAAGTGGTATAGTGTTGCATAATACCGGCTCTTTATTTGAATCCCAATGCCATCCCAAGTTGTATAAGGCGTAACATCCTGTAACATGACCGGGTTCTACCAATTCAAGCTCAGGATAGTCTAGTATTTTATTCCAAAAAGTGGACACTACCACCTCGCATTTATGCTTATTTTTAAATTCTAAGCAGTATGGTATCCAAGCCAATGTATCACCAATTGCTTTACTATCTATGGAAATAAACACACGCTTACCTTCCAAGTCCAGCGTATTGCTATAGATTAACTCCCCGTCTTGATATACCTTCGCAGTCCATTTTGTATAATATTGCCTGTTAAGTTTTACCCAATGATTTGCTTTTATGGTATTGGTATAATGACATTCGCCTTTTTCATCAAAGAACTTAACCAAGAAATCGCTATCAGATATACCTTTAATTTCCAAAAAAGGTTGACTAATAAAATTTTGGGTAATTTGCACAGATTGTTTTCTAATGGGAAACTTTAGGATAGCATCATAGGCTTTTTGGTGATCAAGGGCAAACCTTCTTGAGTTATTGCTATTTGGTATCTTGTAGTCCCTTGTAATCGTATTTAAATCGGTTTGTAGCGGCTTTATGTATTTATCCAATGTTCCTTCATAAGATGGTAAATTATTGGCTACAATAGGCAAACCAACCTCAACAGCATGGCGTATGGATAGTGGTGAACATTCATTGGTAGATGGGAAGATAAAAATATCAGCTGCCTGCAATAAGGTATCAATGTCGCTTCTTTCTCCAAGTGCTTTAAAGTTTGATGGCAAGTCCTTGATTAACTCCTCCCAGTAAAACTGAAAGTTAGATGCCATGTTCCCAGCCACCACAAAGTCAATTTCCGGATATTTCCGCGCAATAGCAATTGTTTCTTTTTGGTTTTTTTGCGGAGTCCAAAGCCCAACCTGTAAAGCAGTTTTTCTATCTAAAGAAAAGCCAACTTTCTTCTTAGCCTCCAATCTCATTTCAGCAGTTACTTTTTTTTCTTCTATTGGGTATTGGATGGTAAAGTAACGAGAATCCATGTCCGAGTATAAATTTTCATGGAACGGAGTGCAAAAAGCATACAAGTCTGGATGGTAAACTTTATCAGTATCAGGATTAAATATGTTATCATGTGGCGTTTCCACAATCCTATAAGACCTATCGTTAGAATACAAGGCAGTTGCAAGTTCCTTTGGTAACCTTTCCGCCACATCTTCAATATGAACTATATCTGGCTTAACTTCATTAATTATGTCCATTACTCGCATCTTACTCTCTCCAGCTTCATAAAACCTTTCGCCAAGTAAATCTACTATCTGATTTCTTTGTACCACATAAGCAGCTCCATGAAAGTTAAGCTCAATGCAATGTACTTCTACATCCGTATGTGTCAGTAAACTTTGTATCCTTTTAAGGGCAAACATTGGTGCGCCCGATGTGCTAAGGTGCAATTCAAGTAGTAATAATTTCATTATTTTCTTTTTTTAAATATTCCCAGATGTACCCACCGGCATGACTATAATTTTTATTTTTCTTCGCACAAAGGCTAATGCTTGTTGCGCTTATGTTTAATTCGGCGGCAGCTTCTTTTATTGAATCAAAATTTTTAATTATATTTTTACTTATTCTATCTATTTGAGCAATTTTTTTGGATAATCTATTTTTCGCACCTCTATTACCCCAATTGCTATTTTTTTCGCCTGTTCTATTTCTAAGTTTAATTCGTGTTTCTTCACTAATTATTTTATTTTTATGAATAAAAGATATTTTTTTCCTTGTTTCTTCTGACATTATCCTGCCAATTCCTCTGCCTTTATTCTTTTGAGATATTTTTAATTTATGTTCTTCAGATAATTTTTTGCCTTTTTGTGCATTAGATTTATTTATCCTTGTTTGTACAAAAGAATTAACTATTTCTTGACTTTTTTTCATTTTTAAAATAGAATCTGAAGACATTTTTTTACCCATATTGCCTTTAGATATATTTTTTCTATGTTCTTCTGTTAATTTTTTACCTAAAAAAGATTGAGTATGTTTATTGTTTTTTCTCATTTTCTCCCTTGTCTGTTCAGAAGGATAGCATCCTAATTGTCCATCTCCTCCGTCAGTCAAATTGCATAAATTCCCTAATCCTAAATCTTTTCTTCCATAAAATTTAATTAATTCTTTTTCCATTAAGCAAGCTTCTTCCCAAGTAAGATTATCTTTTACTATAGAACCTGTAAATCCATGCTTTTTAACAATGTTTTTCCAAAATCTATTTCTACTTAATGTTTGATAAACTCTTTTTTTAGTCCCAATTCCAACATAAAAAACACTTTCGTGATCGTTTTGAATATCGTTTCTACGATGAATGTAAACGTATGCCATAATAAAAAATACCCAGTAATAGATGACTTACCCCTTATCACATAGTGAATGGGCATCTAAAACTGGGCAAAAAAGTTATTATTATCATGTAATAAAGGGTAAGTACCGCTAAGATACTAAATATTCTATGAATTTATTTATGTTTTCTATGTTTTTTTCGCCATGCCAAAAGTAATGGTTACTTTTTAATGGAACTTTCTTCCACTCACCCATAAAATATTCTTGATGCCTATATTCTAGTTTATCATACAAACCATTTATGTAACAATAAGGCAAGCCATTGAATTGCTTTTTCTTCCATAAAAGGCAGTTTGCAATTGACTCCTCATTGAAGGGAGCATACCAGCCATTGTCTTTTAAAATCTTGGGATGTTGTGTCATCCATGCCCATTCTTCTAACCATTCAATACAATTTTGACCAGCAACAAAATAACCCGTTTGTCTATACTTTTGTCTAACTGATTGATCTATGCCAAATAATTCACAAGCCGGTGCCTCCAATGTACCACTTAAATCTTCTCTGGTTACAGCCCCACCTCGCCCATTAATGATTAAATAGTCATATATGCCCTCTACAAAGTAAGGGTAATCAGAATTGCGTGGAAAATTGTCAAACATTTCATTAATTGAGGCGTTTGCTACGCTATCTGTGTCCACATAAGCTACCACTTCAGCAAACTTTTCTAATGCGTGCTTTACTATCTTAGGGCGTTCTATTAATAGCTTATAAATCTGTTTATCTTCTCTATTAATGTACTCGTTTCTTTTCTTTAAATGCTTTACATCACAATCCCATCTAATGGTGGTGGTATTTTCTACCTGTACTTTATTGTCCGAATTAAGTAGATAAACATAAATAGGATAAGTGCTAAAATTTC